ATACTTCCACAACGATGCCCACGGGCGGCAAGCCGCTACGCGGAGCAGACATCACGCCTGCAATGAAGGTGTACCAAAACCAAGTGCTGCTCAACACGGGCGACAATGTTGTTGACTACCCGGAGCTGTACTACCTCATACAGTGGTACACGCAGGCAAAGTACAACGACAACGGAGTTTGGAAGTATGCTGCTGAAAAGATATGGCAGCGCGGCGAGAATATCCTTGCAGCCATTGCCGACCTTGACATTGGCACGACTGTCAACGACAGCTTCTTTGACCAGTGGTTTGACTGTAATGCGCACGCAGCCCGCGAGCTGTGCCTTGACGAAAGTAACGCTGTGCTGACGGACGAAAACGGCGAGTATCTCATTGACTAACATAAAGCAAAACGAACATGCTGTACAGTATCATAGACACAGTGAAAGGCAAGAATGCAGGCATCAACCCGCACTTGCATCAGACTACGCTCAACGGCAGCAAAATGGTTGTCAACGAAAACGAGCTGCGTATGGTTGACAGCGACATACAAGTGGCAGCTGCTTCCCTCGACGGTGTTCTGCTTACCCTTGCAGAGCTAAAGAATGAGTTGAACAAACTAAGTAAAGTAAAATAACAATAAGCATGAGTAGAACAGGCGCGGCTTTCTCCGTCCGCTTCCTACGTAACGGAGACCAGGTGTTTGTCACGCGCAACATCATCAACCGCAACGGTGATGGTGCAGCCCTATTCCAAGTCGTTGACCCGACGAGCGGCATAGTATCGCCCGATTGGGACGCGACGGGCAAGAGCGGTGGCGCACAGACTGCGGTGCTTAACGCACAGCCTATCGTACAGCTTGGCGTGCGCTCGTCCGCTGGCTATCCTGCGGAGATTACGGGCGTAACGTGGGCTTACAACGGCTTGACCCTTAACTTCACGTACAACGGCAGCACGTGGGTTACAGCTACGAACAATGACGCTTTCCAAGCACGCATCAACGGCAGCTACTATGAGCTGAAAGTGGTTAAGAACTTGGCAAGCAAGACAGAGATTGCCAACAAGCAGATTGCCTACGAAGTGAGCTACGTGAGCAACGCATGTTCGGACAAGGTGCAGGGCAGTGTTGACGTACTTGTACAGACGGCTGGATCAGACAGCCACATCTTGCAGATTACGACAAACCGCGTGGAGCTTGACGAGACGCACACGACAGCAACGCTTACTGCTGTGGGTATGTACGGCACGGAAGCTGTTGCTGTGGGCAGTAACGGATATACGCTTAAGTGGTATCAGGACGGCGTGGAAATCAGCGGGCAGACGAACAGCACGCTTACTGTCACACGCGCAATGGTTGAAGGTGGCAGTATCTTCATTGCGAAGCTGTTCCTCAACGGCAACGCTGTTGCGCAGGACAGCCAGCGCATCAACGACATTGCGGACGAGTACCAGATACAGTACGTGCCAACCAACGCAGGCAGCAACTACGTGGGCATCGGGCATAACGCTGTCTATACGCTGTCCGTTACGCGCAACGGCGTAGCATACACGGGTGCAGTGTCCTACGCGTGGCAGGTGTTCAACGCTGTTGGCGAGATTAAGACAAGCGGCACTGGCAGCACAGTAACTATTACTCCCGACGACTGCGTTGTAGGCAGCGGCGAGGGTGCATATCACGCTGACGCGGACGTGCAGGTTACGGCAGACTTCTAAGGGAAATTTTATGTCTAACAATATCAAGAAAGCAAATGAGTAAAAAACTTGTTGACAAGCCGTATGTTAACGAAATGGCTGACACGAACAGCATTTTTGGTAACTTCGGCGGGGTTGTTGGCCAAATGACAATGGCTAACTTTCGCAGGCATCTTAACGACAACGACGAAGAGGTGCTGAACAACTTGGCTTTCTACATCGACGTGAACAAAGCTTCGAGCCTTGGCAGTACCCGTGTCGATGTGGGAGGAAACATGAACATGCGGCAGCTGTGGGAAGATGCAGGTGTCAGCATACTTATGGACGCGCAAGGCAACTTCTGCGAGCTGAACCGCAACGACTGCCGCTACACAGCAGAAGGCGACTACCTGCTTAACGCAGACGGCACGGTAGTAAGCGACTTTGCACACTGCGACTTCATGAAGATTATCCCTACTACCTACGGACGCGTGCAGACGGTTGTGGTGAACAACGTCACTATCCTGCGTCTGTGGCTCTCTCTCGTTCCGCTGCCAGGCGGCTTCATTATCCCGCAACAGGTTGTCGGTAAGTTCAAGGCAACTTTTATTGGCAGCGGTGCAAGTGCTGTCATGCGCTCACTGCCCGGCTTAGTGCCTGCCAATACGCGCACTGTGCGCGGCTTCTGGGAAAACGCGCAGCTGCGTAGTAAGAACCACGGACTGGCAAATCTTGACTTCCGTAACTACCTGTTGTTCCACATGATGAGCAAGTATGCCTATCGCGACTGCCAAAACGCAAAGACGACGGACGGGACGCTCGTTTGGGGTGTTGGGCTGGACGGAACTGAAAGCACGGGCAGCGACAAGTTTGCCGTGCAGCGTTACATCAAGACGGGACACACGCTGTCTTTGGGTGACTACGACGGCAAAGCTGCTGTGCTGGATAGCAACGATGATACTGTGCATGGTGTGAACGTCGCAGGCTTCGAGAATCCTTATGGCCAGTATTGGGAAATGATGGGCGGACTTTGCTCCGTCGGTCTTGACGTTTACTGCTGGCGTAGTAACATTGTGCCAAACGGCACGCCTACGGCTGAAACGTTTGCGAACATTGAGCATGTGCTGCTCACTCGTCCTACGAGCGCAGTATGGGGCATGAACATTATCGCAAGCAAGGAAGGACAGGGCGTGTACATGATACCGAAAGAATCTTTGTCGGGCGTGTCCTACGGTGACTATTATTCCTACGACGCTGCGGGTCAGCTGTGGCTGTTCGGCGGCTACTCGAGCAACGGTGCGGCTTGCGGTCTCGCTTTTGCGAGCTCGTACAACGCTTGGTCGAGCTCGTACGCGCACTACTCGGCTCGCCTTGCTTACTATGGTAGTCTGAATAAAGTTTCGGCGAATCGTCTGAAAGAACTTGCCGCGTAGGCGGGGTGCAGGGGGTGCGCCCCCTGCCCTTGCTTAAAAAGCAAAATCCTAAGAACAAACTTTGTAACAAAGAAAAATAAACAAAAGCCATATCTCCAATGGTTGGTATAGTGGTATTTGAGCTGTGGATGTTCGGCGGCAACTCGAACAACGGTGCGAATTGCGGTCTCGCTTATGCGAACTCGAACAACGCTTGGTCGAACTCGAACGCGAACTACTCGGCTCGCCTAACTACGTTACACAGCAGCCGTAACAAAGCTGCTGCAAAAAACATAAGGGTGTCAGTACTGCGTCATGGGAACGCACCCGAATACCACGAGCCACGGCAGCGTGCGCGTATGTATAGCACGTGTTGGTCGGAACAACATTCACCTTGCGCGGAATCAGTGTCAGCACTGCCGCCCGTGACGTTAGTAAATCCGCTGCAAAGCGGAAGTTGAAAGCTTCACACAGAAACGATAGCAAGCGAAGATTGGAATGAAAAGAGTAGGCTACATATACGAGCAGATGGCTCAATGGCATAACATTGTGGAAGCGGAAAACGTTGCCACGAAGCGCAAGAGCCGCAATCCCGGTGTGCGTCGGCATATTGCCGTGCGCATGAAAAACCTGTGCGAGATTCAGCAAATGGTGCTGGAGCGCAGGATGCGCACTGACAAGTACATGCACGAGCAGCGGGTAAGCGGTCAAGACAAGCTGCGTGACATTGCAAAGCTGTTTTTCCACCCCTCGCATATTGAGCACCAACTGCTGACAATGGCAGCTGAAAGGAGAATAGACAGAAGCTTAATACGGCACACATACGCGAGCCGTAAGGGGTATGGGCAGATAGCGTGTGCCTTGCAAATAAAGCGAAACCTGCGCAAGTATCGCGGACAGGTACGCTGGTACGGGCAAGGCGACATCTGCAAATACTATGACAACATACAGCACACGCTGATACGCGGCGGGCTGGAGCGACTGTTTAAGGATGCAGAGTTTGTGGACGCTTTTGCAGAGCCGTTTGAGCGTTTTGCGCCCGACGGCAGGGGCATACCGCTGGGCATACGCCCAAGTCAAAGCACGGGAAACCTTGTACTGTGTCCCTTTGACCACTTTATGCTGGAGGACGTACATGCAGCGGACTACGTGCGCTATCTTGACGACTTCATGTTTACGGGAGCGACAAAGGGCGAAGTAAAGCGTAAGATGAAGCGTGCTGCAAAATACTTGCAGCAACGCGGCTTTGTGCTGCATGAGCCAAAGGTGCATCGTGTGCATGAGGGCGTGGATATGATGGGCTTCGTGTATTACGGCACGCGTAACGACATGTTTTGGCGAAAGAGCGACAAGAAGCACTGGCTGCATCGTCGCTCAAACGTGACAAATGCGCGTCGTCTGCGTGAGCTTGACGATGCCGCATGGGGTATGCTAAAGTGGGGTAACTCGCACTGCAAGCGTATGTGGATGCAAAAGACAGGAAGAAAAATAACAAAATTCAAGAACAACAAAAAGACAATGGCAGTAAGCTACGGCAACAGCGGCATCAAGCGCACGGAGCGCGTGGATGCAAACGGTGCTCCATTCTTTGAAGCGCCGCGTATAGGGATGCAAATGCTGCTTAACAAGCCCGTGGAATCGGACAAGTGGGTAGCCAACGTAAAAACGTCGCAGGGCGAAGGGCGTTATGCTGTGCGTGTGCAGTTCATGGGCGACACGTACAAGCTTATCGTCAATGCTGTTGAGATAAAGACATTCTTTCAAGACATGACGCGCAATCATGTTACGCGTCTGCGTACTGTGTTCATCGACAACGGCAGCATGCACTACGGCGTTGACTATAAGAGAACGGAAATACTGGAAGTTGACGGTCGCAAGATTGTGGAGCTTGAGGGCAAGGCAGTCTTTGAGGACACGAAAGAGCCAGTGGACTTCAAGTAGCATGTGTAACAATTAACAATAGGAGAAGCAAGCTATGATTACAGGTAATTTGCAAAGAAAGTGGAGCGCAGAGCGTCCGCAAGTGTATGACAAAGAATCGCGCATTGTGTGCCTTGACATCAAGGAGGAAGCGCAGGCAGGCGGCGAGGGTGGCAGCACTCCCGGCTATTCGTACCTGCAAGTGGAAATCGACACGAACATCGACTATGGGCACATCAAGTCGCAGCTCATTGAAGCAGGCTTTGCGCCCAAGGACGAGTTCGGGCTGCTGATGAATGCCGTCGAAGATGTGCGCACAGCAGCAAAGGAAGCCACAAGTTGGGCAAAGTTCAAGGAACTGCTCGACACGGAACACCTGCGCGAGTTTGGCGAGTTCTGCGAGTTCCGCAAGGAATGTGCAGCAGCAGCCCGCGAGGTGATGAACAATTACTAAATGAGTAAGCAATAAAAGCAGAAGCGTATGAGGATAAAAGGAGCGTTCACCGTTCGTTGGGCACCGCAGGACGGTAAGGCAGGAACGGGCGTAACTATACAGCAGACAATAACGCGCTACGCAAAGAGCACGTCGGGTACTTCGCATCCTACCAGCGGCTGGCAGTCAACTGTTCCAGCTGTCGATAACGGCTTGTACTTATGGACGTGGGTGTATGTGCGTTACAGTGACGGCACGGAAACAAATGCGTATTCCGTTGCCCGCATGGGTATTGACGGTAAGGGCATACAAAGCAGCACCGTTACCTACAGCCAGCAGGCAACGTCTGTTGACCCTGCAACGATTACCAATTGGGGGGCGTTCCCCTCAACGCTTACTGACGGCTATTGGCTTTACACTAAGACGCACATCGTTTACAGCGACGGTGCAGCAACGGACAGCTACAGCGTGTCACAGGTTGGCGTTGGAGCGTATTATGCGGGCTGTCAGGAATACTGGGCTATTGGCGACAGCGCAACGACACCGCCCGAAGGAGCACCGACACCGGGCACGTATGTCAACGGACAGACGATTACTACTTCTTGGTCGCAGCAGAGACAGCAAACGACCAACGAGCAGCCTTATTTGTGGAACTTCGAGATCAGTGCGGACAGCCGAGGAAACCGCTATGTAACGCAGGCTATCTGTATCGGCAACTTTGCAAAGGGCATTGCAAGCATTGTTGAATCGTATGCTATCAGTGCCTACGGGAAGCCAGATGGCGACCGTAGCTACCCAAGCGACATTGCCGCAGCGGACTGGACGGACGAGCAGCACGCAGCAGCTCCTACCGAGGCAAAGCGTTACCAATGGAACAGGACAGTTATCACGTATAACGACAACAGCTCGGACACGCACTATCATGTCAGCGCAGTAAAGGGCATTGACGGCAAGGGCGCGACGTACATTGACCTTGATAACGAAAATGACAGCATGCTGTATGACGGGGCAGGAAACCTTGTCAGCGGCAGCGTATCTACGAACATCTACCTTTACAGCAACGGACAGCGCGTTACGAGCGGACTGTCTGCGTTCACTATCAAGGAAAAGAGCTCATTCCTTACTGCCGCTATTCCAAGCGGCAGCAGCACGCTTACCGTGAGTGCTTTTAGCGGCAACACATATTCGGGCTACGTCATTGTTCAGTGTACGTACAATAACGTGCCTTACACGGCACGCTTCACTGTAAAGAAGCTTGTCGGCGTGGATAAGTACGAGCTGGAGCTTGACCATACAGCAGTGTCCTTTAACGAGACAAAGGAAACGCTGTCAACGGCAAGCGTCAAAGTAAAGGTGTGGCGTACCGGGCAGAACGGCACGCGCACACAGCTGGGCGTGAGCACAGCAACAGCGTTGTCCGTCTATGGCTTGACGCTATGGATGTACCCTAACGGTGTATCTGCTGACAAAGGGCAGCTGACAATCAACCAAACGACGGGCGTTGCAACTGTCAACCTTACAGCACAGTTTGCAAAAGAGCATACGAACTTTGCCGTCGTGCTGCTTAAGTCAAATGCGGAGATAGACCGCGAGACTGTACCCTTTGACAAAGTAGAGGACGGCGACGTAGGGCCTGGCGGTGTCGTGCTCGACCTTGACAACGAAAACGACAGTATGCTGTACGACGGAACGGGCAGCACGCTTATTTCGGGCAACGTCACTTCGCAAGCCCACTTGCTCGTTGGCGGCGAGGATAAGACGGATGACGTTACGGAGTGGGACTGCGTGGATAAGGTAGGCTGTACCGCAGACATTGACAACAGCGGCCTTGTTACCGTAACTGCTATGTCAGCAGTATCGGGCAGCTGCAAGGCGCGTGCAAAGTACAATGGCGAATACTATTACGCAAAGCTGACGCTGAAAAAGCTTGTAGGCGTTGACAAGTACGAAATCATCTGTACGCCAAACGCTTTGACGTACAACACGACAAAGGGTACTGGAGCTTCGCAGAATGTCGTGGTAAAGGTGTACCGCACGGCACAGAACGGCACGCGCTCGCTCGTTGAGAAGCTTTCTGACTACGCGCTGAAGCTGCGTTACTACTATACAAACGGCAGTACGGAATATGGGCCTAACAGCATTACGGACGGCACAGGCAGCGGGCAGTACAACAGCGGAGCAACGCGCTCGCTTTCTGCAAGCGCATACGTGCAGTATCGCTTTGAGCTGCTTGACGCGAACAACCAAATGCTCGACGCTGAAACTGTTCCTATCAGCAAGACAACGGACGGCAGCAAAGGCAGCGACAGCGTAGTCCTTGACCTTGACAACGAGAACGACAGCATTTTGTATGACAGCGACGATACGCCCATCAGTGCTGTTGTGGAAAGCTACGGCTCGCTGTACAGTGGGCCTACAAAGGTTACGAGCGGCATAACGTGGAGCATTGTTAGCGCGGACTGTTCGGGCGTTACCGTGATGAACGGCGGCGACGCTACAAGCAGCAGCTACTCGCGTTCAAGCTATCCAACGGCAGCATGGATAACAAGCGGCGGCTACTTGCGTGTCAACGGGTTAAGCGCGTCGCAGGGACAGGTAAAAGTCATGGCAACGTACAACGGCAAGCCGTACACTAAGATACTCACGCTTAAGAAGCTACGTGGGCTTGACAAGTTTGATGCAGTCATTTCGCCTGCTGCTCTTACTTACAACAGCAGCACAGGACTTGTCAACGGCAAGTCAACGGAAACAGTGACGGTGGAGATTTGGCGTACTTCGCAAAGCGGGGAGCGCACAAGGATAAGCGACTACAACGGCAGCAACGTGTTCGGACTTTCGCTGACCGTCACAGCCAATGCAGGCAGCACGATAACGCCTACACCACAGTCCTACGGCTGTACGTTCACTGTCAACGGCACTATTGCCAACGTGAACAACAGTATCAGCGTGCTGCTAAAGAAAGGCACGATGACGCACGACAGCGAAACAGTGCCCATTGCAAAGACGAGCAACGGCAGTGGAGCACCCGGCCCTGCTTCAAAGTCTATCTACAAGAACAGCTTCGACCAGCCTGCAACACCTACGGGCAGCAGTCCGCAAGGCAGCGGCAGGATGGATTGGCGCGACGATGCGTACACGCAGGACGATGTGCAAGTACAGCTGCAAGGTGACTTCTACAAAGGGGCTGATGATTATTGGTATGCACCCGCTATCGGCGCGTCGCAGGAAACGACGGAAATCTGCATGTTTGTGACGACTGCTGCCAACCAGCGCGTCTATCTGCGTGCAAAGTGCAGCACAAGCAGCTATGCGCGTCTGTACATTGGCAACTTGGACGCTGTTGCCCCCAAGTCAAACTACCTGCGCAGCATCAGCGGCAGCAATCAGGACACGCAGGACATTGAGATAACCGTGCCTACAGCTGGCACGCATTTCATCAGCATTGTGTACGTGCGTGGCTACACAAACAGCAGCAGCGACCTTTACGCCAAGTTTATCATCGGCAAGATGTACACTTGGCAGTCAAACGCAAAGACGTACAACAGCGCAGGCGCTATTACTGCATGGAGCACTCCTTTCAAGGTGTCGGGCGAGGGAATAAGCAGCATTGTACAGACACGTGCCAATATCTTGCAGCAGACGGCTTTCGTTTCGTCACGCATGGATAAGTGGGTAGTCAAGAACGGTGCTACGACGAACGGAATGGACGGGCGTAGCGCATACAAAGGCGTGCCCGACCTCACGCAAGACTACAAAGAACTGCTCGGGCAGGACGTTTCCGTTCCAAACGGCGACAAGCCGCTGCTTGCCAATACATGGTACACACTTTCTTTCTGGGCAAAGGCAGCTCCGTATGTGCAGCTAAACAAGTATGTAACAAGCAACCAATACGGCTTCGCTACAGAAACATGCTACTTGCAGGCTGGCGTAGAGTGTGAGCTAACTATCAACGGCTATTGCTCGACTGCTGCACGCAACGCGGGCAAGGAGCTTCGCGTGTTCGTGTATTTGGAAGATTGGGGCTGGTCGACGAGCGTTGCCATTACAGCAACAAGCTCCACATCAAAGAGCGTGAAGTTTACGCCACCGTCAACGGGCTTGTACAAGATAACTTCCTACGCTTACAGCAGTGGCGCATCGTCCGACCAAACGGTTACGATAAACTGGTATCGCATCAACAGAGGTATGCGGCTTGTGACGTACCTATATCCTACGACGGGCACGCAGTCAACGTACACCTGCATAGACACTACGGCTGGGCGTATCAAGGACGGACAGCTTATAGCAGGCAGCTCGCCTACGGACAATAATGCCGAATGGCTGCTTACGGAAGTATGGACGCGCCACACGCTGACGTTCAAGACAAACAGCTTGTCAAGTACAGTTCTTTCCGCAATACAACGTGTGCTGTTCCGCATGCACCAAGCTTCAAACGATGTGTGGGTATGTATGCCCAAGCTGGAGCAGGGCACGCAGGCTACGGCCTACTGCACCAACGACAACGATGCAGCGGACATGGCAGCAGACCAAACGGGTTTCCCGAATGACTGCGGCGTGTTTGTGGAAGCTCCCGAAACGCCCTACGAATGGAACGATTCACGTCGAGACTACGTGGCTTATGAAGTAAGTGGTGAGTGGAAACGCTTCTTTGTGCGCCAAAAAGGTATGACCGTGCCAAACGGCTATGCTCCGTCTGCTGGCGGTAACACTTATTGGGAGCAGGGCAGCAACATAAGCACGCTGCTGACGAACACGTTTATTGGCACGAACTGTAACATTGGCGGCTTCCTTGCCAGCAACAGCGTATTCAAGTCTGCCAACGAGAAGCTTATCCTCAACGGCGTGCTCGGCATTATCCAGATGTTCCACGACGAGGGCTACACGTGGCAAGTGCTGGAGGATGGGCGGCAGGTGCTTGGCGAGTACACGAGTGACACGGACTGCGGACAGCATATTGAGCTTGACCCTTGCGCGAGGGAGATACGTATCTACAACGAAAGCGGCACACCTGTAACGAACATCAACGGACAGACGATTAGCAGCCTATCTGCGTTGTTTGGCGATACTTCGGGCAGTGTTTCGCTCAACAGTAACAAGCAGGGTTCGTCGTCTGCAAGCAACGGCGGTTCGGTAGTCATTGACAACACAATGAGCGGCACGCGTACCCTTGGCACATTCGACACCAACAATGCTTGCCGCGTGTCTGTCAACGGCACTCTTACGGCTGTCGGTTCGCAATACACGCACAACGGCTCATCTGACAAAATGCAGCCTGGAGTAGATAACTATGCAAGAATATGTTTGTATCTAAGAACGTATTCGGACAGCGCACGTACAATTACTAAGACAAACAAGCTCGTTGCTGTTGTAAGCTCTCTTGACAGCCAATCTGGATATGGCTCAAAAAGCATAACGATGAATGGTACGAGCGTTGACGTGCCTGCTGGCTATCACTCAGTCATAATAGAATACTATGGCTGCGTCTTCCGTAACTGCGTTGCTGTGCGTAGCGTGTCTGCAAGCTGGAATATTACGAGCGTTCCGTATGTCAGTGACATCTATCTCTCCCGTCTGTTCGCAAACGGTGTCGCCTATGGCTCGTCGCTCAACAACTTCTTTGCAGCCATGAACACAAACGGGCGTATGCTCGTCAAGGCCGTAACGTTAAGCGGGAGCGGAACAAACTCAAAGCAAAACGGATTTGAGCTGTCAGCGGACGGGCTAAGTGTCGTACATGCAGGAAGCTTGCTACGTCCTATTGTCACGCTGGGATTTGGCCGCATTACCTGCTCGCATAACGGCAGCACGTACACCGACACACTTGCAACCTTTGCAAACGGTGTACGCGGAAGCAGCGGCACACCCACTGTTAGAAGGATAGGGGAGGGCATACACCGTGTCCTATTCCCGTCCGACTGGACTAACCTTGGTCTTGTTTCAAGCGGGATCATCGCATCTGCTAACGGCTACTACGACAGCAGCAACCACAATACGACGGTCACCATACAGCAGATAACATCTACGTATGTGCAGTTTGTTGTAGGTGATGATATGTCGCCAAACGATGATTATGGTTTTTGGTTTGAAATCAAGTACATGCTACCATAAGATATGAAGGAAATAAAATCACTATCAGAAAAGCGGCTTATTGTGCAGGCTACGCTTAACGGCAAGCCTGCCAACCTGCTGCTTGACACGGGCGCAACCGTCGGGCTGCTGTCACGTGACATTCGCAAGAAGTACGGGCTTGTCAAGGGCAAGCCTTTTGGCAGCAAGCTCGTAGGAGCTGGCGGTGAGTTTACGGCGTACTACTGCAACACGTTTGCGTACTTGCAAGACCGCGTGCTCACGCAGTTCCTGCTTGCCGACATCAGCAGCATTATTGACAGCATAAAGGCGCAGACGGGCATAGAGATACAAGGCATTATCTCGCTTCCGCAGATGCAGTTTGCGCACATAAAGCTGGATGCTGACGATAGCCTTGTTATCTTGGAGTAGCCCGTGTTTACACGCATTTTGCCGTTGAATAAACAGTATGCGCTATTATTGGCGCATACTGCTTATCTTTGCAGTAGAAACAAAGAAACGACAAAAGAGTAGGCTATGAGCTGGGAACTGATTTTAGGAACATTGGCAACCGTAGTGACTGCCTTGGGCGGTTGGGAAGCGGTTAAGTATTTTCTAAACCGCAAGACGAACAAGCGCAAGGAAGAAGCAGAAGCAGACAGCGCGGAGTTTGGCGTATTGCGCGACACTGTGCAATTTCTGCAAGAGCAGCTGCACAACATGGTTGAGCAGGATGCAGCAAAGGAAAAACGCTTTGTGGAGCAGACAACCAGGCTGCGTGAGACGCAAGACCGCGAGCATAAGCTGATGCTTGAAAAGGCTGCACTGGAGCTGGAACTGCAAAAGTACCGCTGCGTTGTGCCAAAGTGTTTGAAGCGTGAGCCACAGAACGGATATTAAAGAAAAAGATATGCTGCTAAAGAAAGGACATAGAGGAAAGGACGTCGTAACGCTGCAACAGCTGCTTCACTTGCAGCCGGACGGTATCTTTGGGGCGTTGACCGAGGAAGCCGTTATGGATTTCCAGCGCGAGCACGGGCTGACAGCTGACGGCATAGTAGGCGATAAGACATGGGCTGCAATGATAGCCAGCGGAAGCACGCTGCTGAAAAGCAAGCGTACTATCAACGAGATTATCGTGCATTGCAGCGCGACCGCCGAGGGCAAGGACTTCACTGTTGCCGACATCACGCGCTGGCATAAGCAGCGCGGCTTTACTACCATTGGCTACCATTACGTCATATACCGCGACGGCAGCGTGCATAACGGACGTGACATCAACGTGTCCGGCGCACACTGCGTAGGTCACAACACGCACAGCATTGGCGTTTGCTATATTGGCGGCTGCAAGGCTGACGGGCTTTCGCCAAAGGACACGCGCACGCCTGCACAAAAGGACGCGCTGCTCAAGCTCCTTAAGCAGTTGCGCACGCTGTACCCGACGGCAAAGATACGCGGACACCGCGACTTTGCAAACAAGGCATGCCCATCGTTTGACGCTACACGGCAGTATTCGCACATCTAAACAACACGCTTAATATGATGAACTATACAAACCCTAACGACTACTGGCTGCATGAGCTGTACAAGCAGGACAAGAGTATGAAGCCCGAGGATGCTATGCGCTACGGCTGTATTGGAGCAATAGTGTACGCTGCTGCATTCTTCGTGCTGCTGTGCTTCTGTGCGCTGTTTGGCAGCTGCTCGCCAAAGGTCATTGAGAAAGTCGTGACAAGGACTGACACATGCTTCATTCAGAAGATGCAGCGTGACAGCGTTTTTGTCAAGGACAGTATCTATGTGCATGAGTGGACGGCAAACGACACTGTGCGTATCGTCACAGACCGCTGGCACGTCCGCTGGAAGGACAAGGTTGTGCGTGACACTGCCTATATCTCTCAACGCGACACCGTAAGGGTGACTAAGACGGTGCAGGTTGCCAAGCCGCTGACGCAGTGGCAGCAGATGCGCCTTTACTTCGCAAACGCTGTGCTTGTAGCACTTGCTTTGCTTGCGTGTATTGTCTTAGCTCGCTGGTGGCTGCAACGTCGCAAGCTACTGTAACATAAACGAGGATTTTTGCCATAAAAAAGAACAAAATAAAGCGGACAGTGTTGCCATTTGCACTGTCCGCTCCTTATTTTTACGCTGTAACATATTTTGTCACAGTCAGTTATGTATCAAAAATAAAATAAGCATGTTTTCGCGTGCTTATTTTTACGCTTCCTTTTTCTTTCGCTTCCGCTTAGGAACAACAGCGTTGGTGTGCGGAGCAATGCCCGCTGCAAGCTGCTGTGCGTCGTGCTTCTGCTCTGCCTGCTTCTGGGCTTCCGTCTGCCTTTCGCGTTTTACTATTTCGCTGTATGCAGCAAACAGCGCACCGTTTACGATGTCATTGACAGCTTTGCGCTGGCTGCTGGAAAGCGTGCTGTCCTTTGCCATGATGCGCACGTACTCCTTGCGAAGCTCGCGGAACGTCAGCAGCCCTTTGTCCTTAAGCTCGTCGTAGGGTGTGCGCTTGTACTTCTGCCCTGCTGGCAGTGCAGGACGGTTTTCAAACTGTGCAATGTTGCTTTCCAACTGCTTGCGGAACTCGTCCGACTTTAGTAATTCTTTTTGTGTCATACTGTGTAATGTTATGTAAAATTTGAAATTTGCTTGGTTTTGTTCGTTTTGCGGGCGTTTTGCAGCGCGAGCCTACAACTTATCGCCCGCGCTGCTTTTAACCCGCTACACGCCGCTTTTTCTGCTTTCGCTTACCTTGCGCTTGTAGCTGCCGACAAATCTGCGCATTGCGCCTGTCAGCATCCAGCCTTTGCCGAAATACCCTTCGCTGCTATCGCTTACAAGTGATACGACGACTTTATGCTGCACGCTGCGAGCTACTTTGCGAGCTTTGTAGGTAGTCCAACCGAAAAGCTTGTTGAGCGTTTTGCTCGTAAGCCCATAGTCGGAATTATCGCACGTTATCAGCGCACAGATGAACTTTTCACTGTCCGAAAGCTCTCTGTCTGCGCAGAAGTCAATGCCCGAAAACGGCTGCACGCCATAGTGCTTCAGGTGCAGTGCTTCTTGTTCGTCAAACGGGCACTGGCATTGAAGCATGAAGCAGTCTTGCATCATAACGGCAAGCTGTCCGTACATGACTGCATCCGTTAAAAACTGCTCCAGCGTCAATCCTGCCTGCTGGTAGTAATCAGCAAAGTTTGCTCGCAGCTTACAGCAGTCCTCGCTATACAGCAGCTCAACGTTCTTGTCGTCTTTGACGAGCCAAACGTTGACGTTGTCACTGTCCTGCTCCAAGCTGTAATTTATGCCTATCGCTTTCATACGCTACAGGGTTTCTATTTCGTTGTTGATGACATTGATTGACGCTCTGACCTTGCCCAGCAGGTCATAAACGAAGCTGTGCGGCAGCACGACATCAGACAGTGTGCCCTTGCTGTCATGTAACACTACTTGGCAGTCCCGGTCTTTACGCAGTACCTTTTCTGCCGATTCCATTGACATGAGCTGTGCTTCCAGTTCAACAGCTCGCTTTAGATTAGATTTCTTCATATACTACTTTTTTTTTGATAGGTTTCTTTCTGTGTCCTATGTGGTACTTGCCGCACACGCTGCATTTATAGGCTCTGTACGTGTCCTGCAAGCCGTTCTTTTGCAAGTACGCGAAAGCGTCGCGTATAGTGTCAAAGCCGTGCTTTGCCTTACGTCTGCGCCCTCGCTCCTTGTTCCAGTGCTCACGCGGTAGTTCCCTTTTCATTGCTGTCTGCTGCTTCCAAACAGTCCTCCGTAGCCCAAAGGCGCAGTGTTACGCCTTTGACGCGCACTTTGTACACGGGTTCCTCTACGTCCAGATAGCGTACTTGTGACACGCGCCCAATGCTGCCCACATATTCGGGCTGCACGTTGTTGACAACGATGCGCACACGCTGCCCTTTGCTGTACTTAGGCTGTCTCATTGTTATTTCCCTCCGTTAATTGTTCCCGGTAGTCGCTGACAAACTGCGAAGCGTACTCGACGCACAGCTTGCTCGTCTGCTCTGTTGGGTTGACTACGGCGCACATCTGCGCGAAGATCAGCGCAGCTGTATCAAACGTGCGCTGTTCCCAATCAATCACGCCCAAAGACATCTGCTGTGCCGTGAGGGGCTTCCTCGCTTCGGTTTCTTGCTGCTGCATACGCTCCAAGTGCTCCTGTGCTGCTTCCAGCAGTTCCTTTTCTTTCTTTTCAACAGTTTTTTTGTTCCTGCTGTTGCTGCACTGCTTGCACCAGCTTTGCAGGCCGTCACGCGTGTGGCTGTCCTTGTAAAACTCAGTTACGGGCTTTTCCTGCCCGCAGTGGACGCATTTCTTTGTTTCTGTTTGTTCCATATCTGCTTTGTTTTATTTTACTACTACTTCAATTTCACCTTGTACATAAGTCCTCATGCTGTACTCGTCGTGATGCACATTGAAACGGACGAGGTTACTTTGCTCTACGGCTTTCATTATGCTGTTGGTAATGTGTCTGCGTGCTTCATAAGCAAGAATATTCCTTGTCTTATCTCCGTAGCGACGACTTGCGTCAAGCTCATCACCCTCTGTTATACATATACCTTCGGACAGTTTGATAGTATCATACAAACCACGACTGGCTGTCATTTCCACAGCTCCACTATCCATGCGGCTTCGAGGTCGTGTAGCAATGTGATAGAAGCTGCAATTTTGCATATTGCAGTAGTTTATCGGGTAGTAGTAGTTGGCAACTGTTGCAAGCTTCTTGCCCAGCCAACGCTTCCAAAGGGGCTTCACGTCCTGCCCGTCCATTACGCAGGCAATCGTGTACAGCACGCCCAATGTGATGTAAGTTATTGCTATTGTCATTCCTAAAATATTAAGTTCAATCTATTAAGCACTTTGAAATAAGGAGCAAACAACGCTTCAAAGTCCTGCGTCATTTTGCGATGTTCCACATACTCCTTTATAGCTTTGTGACGTTCCTCGTCGGGCATATTCACAAAGTCCATAAGTCGCTCTATCCACTCTTTTTGCACGCGAAGCTGCTCTTGCAGCTTTTCCGCGTTTTCTTGTGCTTCGTATGCGTCACGCTCTGCCTTGATAAGCCTAACACGCAGGTCTTTGTTGTCTGCACGAAGACGTTCCGTTTCTTCCTTAAACTTGCGTTCCACACGCTTGCGTGTTTCCTCGCGTACAGCATTTTTACTTTTACTCTTGCTCATATTTTTATTTGTGCCATCTTATTTCTCGTTTTATATCGTCCAGCTTTTCGCCATTGGAGCACTGCTGCATCCAACAAAGGAGCAGCAGCGCCCAAATGGCAAACAGCATAGCGGAATAGTTGTTACCGTGCTTACTCATTGTACTGCTTGATTAAGACATCACACAGTGCAAGCACTTGTCTGACAAGTTCCAAGTCCAAGATTTCATTCGTGCGCACTCGCGTTTCCATGTCAATCCAAAAAACATCATTGCTTTTATGCTGCAACAGTGTTTTGAACTTGCTCCACACGTTGCTCACGCCCATGCCGCCAGCATAGCCTATTTCAACGCCCTGCTGCGTAACAATGTCAATGGGTGTGTCAACGCCTGCGCCTCCGCTGCTGTCAAGCAGGTAGCACAAGTTCGGGCTGTGGTGTCCTGCTGCAAGAAAACTGCGGCACAAGTCGGGCTTATGCATCTGCACGATAATCTGCTGCAAGCTGCCTTTCAGTGTCAATGCTGCCAGCTGTTCGGGCGTTGCTTGATTGAGGTGCATGTTGAGCTGTACGCGCTTGAACATGTTGAAGCAGTCGCCCAGCAGCGCAATAGCAGGCTCAAAATCTTTCTCCACGCACTTGATAGCCAGCGAGCCGCGCAGATGAAGCGACAAGTTGAGCTTCCTGCCCTTAAGCCTTTCAAACACTTGCGGCTCAGGGAATCGTGGCCCGTTCTCGCCGTAATGGTAAGATGCAAGCACGCCAAACTCTGCGTATGGGTACTTCTCTTGAATGCGTTCCAACTCGTCTAAGTCCGTCCAGTTGTCAACGCCTGTAAATGTTACATACTTAGCTTTCATAATACTGTGTTTTAGTTGTTACTGTATGTCCGTGTAGCCTTTACGCTCCAACACTTCCTTTGCATAGTCCGCAGTGCATCCTACAATGCGTGCAATGTTGTCAACATACCAGCCGTTTTTCCAACAGCGTACAATCGCTTTGTCAATCTCTTTCTGTTTCATAAATGGTGTTACTTTAATTGTTCGTAATGATGTTGTTTTCGTCTATATACGTGTCTAAAGCTTGCTCGCAGTAGCGACCGTCGCACATTCCAATGCGTAGCTTGCTGACCTCGTCCCTCGTCCAAGGGCAGCACTCGCAAAGTGCTTCGTCGCCAAACAGCTTTTCAGCAAGTTCTTTCCGTGTCATAGCTTCAGTATTTTGTCAATTCCGCGAATACCGTTGTACCCGATAATCTTTGAATACGGGTAGTTTACGACGTTCTCGTACTCCTTGTTTGGGTCAAACACAATGTTGAAGTTGATGTCGCAAAGAACGCTGTGCAAGTGTGCTATAGGGTGCTCGTTGGGTGTTGTGTACTTTGGCGAGTACACAGACGCAAGAAACAGTCCGTTAATGCCATATTCGGGCTTTATTGCTTCCAGCGTAGCTTTTCTGGGCGGCTTGCTATCCTCGTACACGTTGAACGTCGGATTTTCCAAGTAGCAAGCGTTTGGGTTGTACAAGTAGCTGCCCGTCAGTTTATAGCCGTGCTGTTTGAAAAGCTCGACAGCCATTTCGTAAAACATGTCGCCGTACTCAACAAAGTTAGGCACAGCTTCGTATTCCAGCCCAAGCAGCGTGCAAATGCTGCACTTCCAGCAGTCGCCCTTACCGGGGTCTATGATGCGTTGATATACCTTATTCATCTTCTTCCTCGTCCTTGAACTTTGGTAGTGCTACATCTACGCTTACTTCATACGTTGGCATGTCAAAGGAGTTGTCTTTACGACAGACAATCTTTGCCACTTCCAAACCCACCTCCAGCTCGTAGTCAAGCACGAGCTTCTTGATGTCGTTTTGCAGCTGCTTCGTTCGCTTTGATACGTCGCGCTGCTGCTTGCTTCCTTTTATTATCATAGTTACTGCTTTGCTTTGAAGTTGTACAACGGCTTGATGATGTTGAGCACGTCCACAGTGTCCTGCACGCATTCGATAATCTCCTGCATGGGCTTGTACACCATAGGGGCTTCGTCAATAGTCTGCTCGCATACGGACGTGGTGTAGATACCCTGCATTGACTGCTGGAAGTCCTGCATGGCAAGCGTTTCCTTTGCTTTCTTGCGTGACATAATGCGCCCAGCACCGTGCGGGGCTGAATACAGCCAGTCAATGTTGCCCTTGCCTATGCAGATAAGCGAGCCGTCGCGCATATTCATCGGGATAATAAGTTTTTCGCCGTTCAATGCGCTTACAGCACCCTTGCGCAGTATTTTGTGATGAATGTCAATGTAGTTGTGGATGGTTTCAAACTGATTGTAGATTTCCAGCCCCAAAGCGTTACAGATGCTAAACGCCATCATCTTGCGGTTATGCTGTGCGTACTGCTGGCAGATCTCCATGTCGTGCAAGTACAGCTCCAGCAGCTCGCCCTCCAAGTATGCAAGCTCGTTGTCAACCTTTGGGGCTTTCGCCTTTGCTTCTCGCAACACAGCTTGTATCTCGCGCTCCCTGCCCTCTGCTTTGAGATGCTGCACAATATCCAGCTCGTCGTATGCTTTGCCCTTGCAGTACTCAATAGCTTTCTTTTGGTAATAGTTGCAGACGCGCACGCCCAGATTACGGCTTCCCGAATGGATAACCAGGTACTTGCGCCCTGCTGCATCCTCGTCAAGCTCTATAAAGTGGTTTCCACCGCCCAGCGTGCCAATGCTTCGTTGCGCAATGTCCTCGTCAAGTGTTGATGCGCAGTACATACGCATAACGTCAACGTTGACAGAAATGGGCTGCTCGTGGATATTGAAGCCTGACGGCACATGCTCGTAAATAGCTTTGTCGAGCAGCTGCAAGTCCACTTCCTGCTGCCCAAGCTCCGTTACGAGCATGCCGCAGCCAATGTCTACGCCTACAGTGTTTGGCACTACGCGGTCGGTAACGGCAATAACCGTTCCTATCGTGCAGCCCTTGCCTGCGTGGCAGTCGGGCATAATGCGCACGGTGCAGTCCTTGTACGCTTCGCACGCATTCATCTTCTTTACTTGCTGCACAGCTTCTTCCTCAATCGTCTGTGCATAAATCTTAAGCTTTTCCATGCTTTTGCTTTTAAGTTGTTACTATTGTTCTTTGTTACACTCTACTACCTTGCTGTCTGCGTCGTAGCTGGCAAAGCAGCTGCACAGCATACACATACTGCTGCCAACCATAATGTCCTTGCCGTTTGGGCAGCGTGTACTTGGCATGTTTATTCTTCCTGCCATTGTGGGCAGTGTTTCAAACGTTGCTTGTATCTTCATAACAGATTCTCGTCTTTTTGCAGTTTTACTCCTATCAGTGCATCTACGTATGCCCACAAGGCGCAAGCGTGCTTTCTTGTGTATTCCGCATATTCCGATGTCAACACTGTGTTGATTTCGTAATCGTCGCGTGTGATGAACTCCACGACTGCAACGCGTCTGTTCGTCATTATCTTGGGGCTGCTCTCGCTGCACCAGTGCCACAGGCTTAAGCGTGCTGCCTTGCGTCCTGCTTTGAATGCTATTGCAAGGTCTGTTTCGCCTACCTTTCCGTCGCTGCGTTCCATATACTCGCGTGCCCACCACTGCGACTGACTATCTCTAAACTTTCCGTCCATTGCTGTTTACTTAATTAGTTCGTAAGTGTACACAAACACGTATGGGTTACGCTCCCATGTGCCTTTGCCCGATACTTTGTCAATGAGTGTAGCAAATGCTTCGCGTGGTGTTGGAAACCATTTGCGCTTGCGGTGCTTGTCCTGCGTTGCGTCGTAGGCGTAGGAAATGAACTTATACCTATCCTCGCCCAAAGCGTCGGGCAGGGCGTTGTGTTTGTAAATGCCCTCGCGCAGGCAGTCCTCGTTAGTGATGTCCTGCAAACGCTCCAGCTTGATAGCAGTTATGCGTATGCGCTTTGGCATAAGCTCCGCTTTGACAAACATTTTGTTCGTATAGCCAGCATGCCCTTGGCGTACAAGCTCGCAGACGGCATCCTCTATGTCCGCAGGCATATACTCGCTTTCAAGCAGCGTCTTGTACGACTGTGCAATAGCCACTTCCTCGCCGACTGCGTATTTGCTGCGTGCAACTTGCATCCAGCCGTCGCACATGATAAGGTGTCCGCTTTCGTCACAGCCCGTGTGAAGCTCATTCTTAAGCTCCTTGTTATAGGCAATACGTCGCGTCATGTCCTTAAGCTCATGCAACGTTGCTTCTGTCAGCCCGTAATTGTCATCATACATTATCTTCTGCATATCGGTCACACTTCGTAGTCTGTTGTAATGTAATGGTCTTCAATTTCTATCTTGATGTTTCTGATGTCGCCGCTGTCGTAGTCGAGTTCTTCCTTGACATACTCCATAACATTCTTCTCAATCTCCTCTTCACGGCAGAGGAACCTGCAGGCATCGCAGCCGCTGTCGCTGTCCCACTCGCCATTGCCGTCAAGATACTCGTAGGTGTAGGAAAACGATACCCACCAAGTGACAGGTTTCCGCTTCAAGCTGTCCAGCCCATTGACGGGCATCCAAATATTGCGGTTGCCCTCATGTCCGTTTTTGTGCGCACACTTCACTTTCCTGCACGGATTAGTTTTGCCGAAGTCCACCCAATCGACATCAAATACACAATTCTCACAGATACAGTCGTACTCGCCACGGTAGTTTGGTAGTAGCCTGTCTGTCTGAAACTGCATACCATTGATGGTTATTTTTTCTCTTTCCATCGTTCAGCCCTCCATGTCTTTATGGATTTACTTCTATCTCGTAGCGTATTCTGATGCCGTTGCGACGTGCAATGGCTTTAAAACCCTTACGTGTGACACTGTAGAAGATAGACTGTCCGACTGCGCCGCGTCGGCTGGCATAGCCGTTGCGCACAAGGTCTTCCCATTCGGGTACGCACTCATAATAGGTCACGCTGTTGCGGTAGGCTTTGTAGAGGTCGTCTTTCACGTCGCCACCGTCCAGCCCGATGCAGTGTTCCATGCGTTCGTAGTGCTTGTCCTTCAGTCGGAAGTCAGCATCGCGCTCGTTTACGTCGAGCACCTGGAATATGTGAACGTAGTCTTTTTCCTGCTTGCGCTCGTCTTGATATTCGTTGGCTTTATCACGCTCATCAGGACCGAAGAACTTCATCGTGTCCATCTTGAAGTAACCGCAATGCCCGTGTCCGACGAGGAATCCCATAGTCTTGTACGATTGCGACAAGTGTATAGCTGTCGGTTTCTCAGACAGGACGCTCAGCAGGTCGAAGTCCTGATTGAGTAGCCATAACAGCATCTTCGGGTCTTCGGTGATGCTCTCCGACTTTGTGCTGCGGGCGTAGGGGTAGCGGTAATCTACGTGGTACGTCAGCGAGTTGTACTCGAAGAACATCACGGTCAGCGATTTCTCGCCGTCGTTGATGCGTGTCTGCTCATAGTCAATCACGATGGTGTTATCGAACATATTGCGGTCGATGTCCGTAATGACTGGGTTGCCCCAGAAGTCCTTGCAGCCGTAGTGATGGCTCATTTCTACTATCACCTGAAGCTCTTGGTCGGTGATGTCTTTCAGTTGTCTTTTACCTGGTTTAAGCATAGTCATTTTTTTTATGTGCGCTGCTGCGTTTGTCAATCGCTTCTTTCATTGTGCGTTCCCAAGCTTCGTGCTGCTCCTTTGTGCGCATCCACGACAAGCAAGGTCGCTGCTTCGGCATTGTCAGCGCAGAAACAACGCCCATCATTTCATCGTAGCACAATCCGTCCGCATACTTGTCGCCCTGCTGCACTTTCCAGCCGCTTTGTTCCTGCGTAATAGTTATTGCTTCCATGTCGTTACTTTTTATCGTTACACTCGTTCCAGCGTCTTGCAATCTCGTCGCCCAACGCTTTTGCATCACTCATTGTAGCCTTGAAGTCCTTGTATAAGCCGCTGTCGAACAGTTCAATCTTCGCAAACGGGATATTCCACCCACAGCCTTCTTCCTTAAAGCACAGTTCTACAGTGCCGTGATTGTCGCTGGCAATACAAAGCATCTTGTTTGTCTTTGTATCAAAGCTGCCCTCAACAAATTTGAATTTCGGTGTTATTTCCATATCACAGCTCGCTTTCCAAAACCAAACCGCCATTCAAAACATGCTCAACAAGCCCCGCTTTACCTTTTTGACGCTGCTTGTCAAGCCACTGCAACGTAGGGCGTACCCAGTTATGCACAGTCAGCTTGTTAAGCATAGCGTCCATTTCAGAAATGGCGCGGTTGTGCATCATTGTACCCTTGCATTCATTATCCCGGCACGCAATAGTGAAAGGCGTAACGCCCTTGTCCTTGTATCGCGTGTAGATAGTCTTACCGCATTTGTCGCAAACATACACGTCAACGCCTTTGTTCCTGCCGTCGTACATTCGCATTGTCTCAATCTCTTTCAGCAGCTTGCTATACTGCTTTTCAAGTTCATTCTTGCTCATAGTTATTTTTTTATGTGCGAGTGCGCTCTTGCGAGCGCACCCAACGTTGACGTTCACGCTTTTTTGGGGCTGGCGCAATCAAAAGCAGGAGGGCAAGCGTAGTTAGCCCAAATGCCAATGAATTGCTTTCCAAAATACTTTGCAAGTTCCGAACTTTTCACAGCAAGGCGAGCCGAGCAGGCCGCGTCCGAGCGCGACCAAGCGCCGTCCGAGTACGCATAAGCGAGACCGCAATCCGCACCGGAGTTCGAGCGGCCGCCGAACATCCACAGCTCTTTCTTGTCCTCTTCGTCCATATCGTCCACTTCCTGCTGCGTGTACAGCACAAAGTACGGATAATAGCGATACTCGTCGTTAGTAAACTGCGGCACCCACCCCTCGTTAAGTGCTGCTGCAATAATACGCAGTTGCAGGAACGCTACGATGTCCTTGCCAATGCCGACGGACTGACGTATTGCTTCTGCGAGTGCATCCCACTCCTTTCTCAATGGGTGTTCGCTGTCAAGTGCGTAGTACGCATCCTCAAACGTCTTTATGCGTTCTGTTACGGGGCGGTTGTCCTGCTGCTGTTCGTCAACAAGCACGGGTACAGTTACGCCGTTTACTTCTCTCCACTCGACTTTCTTTCCGTCGGGTACTTGTAATGTTACTTCTTTCATAATGCTTTTCGTTATGAGTTAAAATAATGATGTTTCCTTTGCTTCCTGCTTTTTTGTGCGCGGCTTGCGCTCCGTCTGCGTTTTCTTGGGCAAGTTCCAGCCCTTGCGCTGTGCAACGGTATAGTTGAACTTAAACCAAACGTCCTCGTCCAAAAATTCAAAGTGCATCGTGCCTTTCTTGAAGCCCTTGCAGCGGAAAAATCCCCATTCAAACCAAGTGCCCCAAGCTGGATCGTTCTTACGCACGTACTCGCCCAGCGTGCCTATTTCCTCCCAATTACGCCCGGTCATGTAGCACAGTGCTTTGCACACGTCGTTAATCTTTGTCGCGTTGTCGTTATAGCTGCTCCACTCGCGCACTTCCATCTTGCCGCCCCAGCTGCTTAGGGTAGTTATCCAGTCGCAGATGAAACGCTTGTTTACCATGTAGTTTGCATTCGTTTTCCACGTTTCGCGTGCAGTGCTGTTTTCAGCTGACAAGCTACATATCGTGTCGAAAGCTTCCACAAGCGCGTTGAGCATACGCTGTCCGTTTGTCTGTACGACAATATCCAGCACGCGGTAGATATTGCCCATAGTGAAAGGCACGTTGGTCTGCTGCTCCACAAATTTGTTGATGTTTTCACGCAGTTGCTTCGTAGCGTAACGCTCCATATTAAGCTTCTTGAAGATGATGCGCCAATAGTGCTTTTGCAGATACTTCTTGTACTGCTCGTGCGTTATCTTTGTGCCGTTATCTCCGCGTACATCATCGTCCGACTTGCACAGTATTGCTCCAAACGTGACGGGCAAGCTGCCGTAGGTGTTCTTTATCTGCTTCTGCTCGCCTGTCTTTTCGTCCGTTACAGTAGTGTAATCGAAAAAGTCCGCTGCTTCGTTGATAGCTTTCGCTGCCTGCATAGCACCGTCAAACAGCTTTACAGCCTGCACGTAACGACCTACGATGTCACGCACGAAGTTGTAGGACACAAGCCCTTCCTTTTCGCTTGCAGCGTCCTCGTCAACAGCGGAAAAGAAGTAGCCGTCAAACTCGCTTTCGCCGCTGCCCTGCTTGTACAGTTTGACAAGCGACACTCTTACGTTTGTGCGACGCTCTGCGTTGTCAAACGCGCTGCCCAAGTCCTCGCTGCTGCCGTTCAACTGCACTGTCTCGCTCAACTGCAAGTGCTTTGTGTTGTAGTACTCGTTGCGCAGGTTGCTTGTATTGCACAGCGCAATGACAGTGCAGCCAGCGGGCGCAATGTTCCAAGCGTGCAGGATATGCTCTGCACCGTGGCTAAAAGGTGGGTTCATTACAATGTACTGCACGTGGCTTACCATGTCGGGCGTTACTGTAAGGAAGTCCTCTGCAATAAGCTGCTCGCCTGCCAGCAGCTTGCGGCAGTGCGGGTCATTTTCGCACGCAAGCACCTGTGCAGCTCCGTTGCTGTGCAGCCAGCGCACTATGTTGCCGCTTCCGGCAGACGGCTCTAACACCGTCTTGCCTGCGACGTTTTCACCCAACATCATTTTTTCAATGACGTTTTCGGGCGTAGGGTAGAAGTCGGGATTGCTTGTAAATAAATTCATTGTCGTACTGTTTTTTTAGTTGTTTACGTGATACCAAGCTTCGTTAATCATATTCACCAGCTCCTTCACTTCGCCCTGCGTAATCGGGCGCGTAGTCATTGTGATGTATGCCAGGGAATGGGCAACGCCCGTACAGTCGCCCGTAGAAACGCTTACAAAGCTGTTTTGCCGTGCGTTTCGTACTTTGATGGTGTATTGCCCATACTCGACTTCTACTGCCTGCTGTGCCTTGCAGTTGCACGCATACAGCTTGCTAACAAGCGTCTGTACCAGCTCCGCAATCTGCTCGTTTGCGAAGCCCAGCTTTTCGTCCTGCATATCCAAGCACTCGTTCTGCGCGTACTCGTATGCAATTTGGTAAACTTTGTCTTTCTTCATTGTCGTACTGTTGTTATTGCTCGTGGTTATTGTTACTTTGCGTCCGTTGAGCGCGTTGCGTAGCTCGCTGCGTGAATACTCAATTACTTCGCTGCCGTCAGCAAGTTTGGCAACCCATAAGTAGTGAACAATCTTGTTGCCGCTTTTATCGTGCATGCTGCCGTTTTCTGCCCAGATGTCGCGCTTTTGCCAAGTGCCTGCTACTGTTGTCCCGCACTGGATATTTCCGTTCTGTGCAAAGCTAAAAAAGCCTTCTTGAAGTCGAATTGTCGTTGCCATTGTCGTGTCTTTTTTTATTGTAAAACATTTGCTATTGTCACCCCTTTCTTAGCGTGCTGTGTAGTACGGTCGAGCACGTTGCAGCCCTTCCAAACGTCGCGGATAAAAGCATAGCAGTCAACGTTGTTGTCCTTGTCTGCCTTAACAGCTCCGCTACGCTTGTACGTATTGCCGTCCAGCGAGTTAAGGATTTCGTACTCAACAAAAACTCCATAGTAGCCGCTCTTTGTTTCCGAGCTGATGATTTTTCCAACGATATGAATGTAATCGCCAGCTTTGGGCAAATACTTTCCAGCTGCTTTAGCGGCCTGCTCGCGCTTGTACTGCTCGTACTTCTTGATTGCAAAGAATGCTGCTGCCGTGTCACCTGCGGACATGTAGTAGTCAGTGCCAACGCACTTTATCTTCTCGTCGAACTCGCTGTAAGCGTCAGCTTCAAACGTGTTGCACAGCCAAGCAGCAAGCTCCTTGTAGTAAGCGTTGTCTGCGTCTGCTGTAAACTTGTCAAGGCTTGCGCGTATATCAGCAGCACTTTCGCTTGGGTAGTAGAAGCGGTCAACGTAGTAGCCCTTCTTCCATACGCCGTTGTGCTCGTCGTAGTAGTGCTTTGCAGCTTGCACAAGGATGGACGTTTCAACGCTTTTGACTGCGTGCGGGTCGCTGATGTGCGCTGGCCATTCAACAGGCTCTAAGCCGTCGTACTCGCAGGAATACAGCGAATAGCTTTGGTACAGTTCCTTTGTCAGCAGGTAAATAGCGTGCATCATGCCAATGCCGAACTTCTTAGCGCACTCTGCGCCTACTTGCAGTTCCTCGTTTGTCTTGCTGTTGCGCACGATATAGCTTTTCTTCCACTGCCTATGCTTGCACACGTCGCAAAGCTTGTAGTCCGCACCGTGTCCGTTCTTAAGTACAAGCTGCTGCTTGTGGTCTGTTATGAACATTGCACCGTCAACAACTGTTGCAAGAAGCACCCAATCGTTTACTTCGGGCAGCTCAATCGTTACGTCGCAAACGCTGTGTGACATCTTAACGATTTCGCCGTCAAAGTAGTGCCGGAATGTTTGATTGCGCGTTTCGCCTACCGTCCACTGCAAGCCCGTAATATTCTTGCTTGCCTTGCTTACGAGCTTCAAAAACTCGTCCTTGCTGTGTGCAGGAATTGTGTAGTTAATATTGTTACTCATTGCTCGTGCCTCCTATTAGTTTGCTTCTACTGTTAATACTTGCATCTTTCCAACAAAGCTTTTGCCGCCGCCCTGCACGTCAAACTCGTGCGTGTTTTCGACTGCAATCTGCTCTGCGATTTCCATTGCCTGCCACTTGTCAGCAGCCTTAATCTCGCGCGTTGTTTTGTAGGGTGTGCTCCAAGGAAACACTTGCCTGTTGAATGTTGCTGTGTACGTTGTCATTGTCGTTTCTATTAAAAGTTAAACTGTTGTTTGTCGTTTGCATTGGCAAAGTTACCAAGAAAAGTTGTAAAAACCTAATAAATACTATATGAAAATAAGCAGAATTAAGCAATTTTAGCCAATTCTGCTTGATATTTACATTTATTTCCGCTTAGTTTCGCTTATTTTTGCTCTAAAAACTTGTTGGCAGCAGCGCATACTTTGCAGGTTGTTACCCATAAGAGTGCAAATGTAGCCTTGTCCGTATCAGCCCACCCAAGCGCATACACGAATGCGATAGACAGAAGCAGCGGCAAGTCCATCCGTGACATATCACCGTGCATAGCCTATCAATATTCGTTTTTCCTTAAGCGTGCGCGTGTACAGCAGTTGCATCTGCTGACCGCTGCTGTCCTTCAAATCAAAACCCTTTAGCGTGCGGTTGACGCATACGCGCTTGTCAAGCTTCAGCACCGTTTCAAACTCCAAGTCTTGTGCGTCCAAGTCAATGCGTAATGTCAGGTAGATGTCCCTGCCTTCACTGTCCTTTGCTGTAAGCCATATTGCAATAAAGTTGAACGTGGAAACACTTGCCATAAACTGCTTATAGCCCAGCTTATAGAAATAGTTCAAGTGCCTTTGCAGCACTTTGACGGCTTCTTGTCGTACTTGTTTTTTGTGCTTACTCATAAATACTGTGCAAAAATAAAGTTCTTTTTTACCCATTTGCTAAAGCAAATCGGCTGCTCATTACGCTGCTTGCAGACGTTTTTATACACACTGTATAGCATACTTAAATCCTTGCGAATCTGTTTATTCATTCAATCAATAAACCCTCCTTTCCTGCTTCCGTACTTACCACCTGTGTAAAGAACTTCACGCCCGTACTTGTGCCGATATACATGCCACCATCTTACGTGCAGCCACAGCACATTGAACTCGCGTCTTCTCATGCAGAACTCTACCCACCTATAAGGCTTGTACCACTTGATTTCAATGTTTACGCCGTATTTCTTTGGGATTGCTTCTACAATAACGTGACCGTTATAGCAGTATTCCTTGCATTTTTCAAGGCTTTCGTCCTCAAAACCGATGCCTTCAAAATCGGGTGTCATTACTGCATACCCTTTCCTATAACCTTCTAACATTTATTTGTCGTACTTGAATTTTAATTCTACGTTGTGTAACTCCCGAAATTTTTGCTGTGCCTGATGCAGGTACTTGTAGCCGTGAACGCCCCGCTGTTGCACTCCACACTGCTCCATCCATATACAGATGTGGTCTGAATAGATGTCAAGCCAGCCGAAGCAATAGCAGCCGTTAGGATCAAACAACCCATATTGCTTGCGAAAGCCCAGCTTAAGCAGCGCGTCCGTATCGGTCAGCAGGATAGGCTCACACTCGTCCAGCTCATATTCACTGCCGTCGCTGGCAATAAGGAAGCCGTTACGCTTGCCGCAGACACGCAGCAGCTTGGCAGTGCCGTTGCGCTTTACGCGGACAGCATCGCCAAACTGCATTTGCTCAAAATCGAAACAGTCATGCTTCGTACTGCGGTTTCTTGTCACACTTCGTCGGGTTGAGTATGTAGTTATACACAGTGTCGCAAAACTCCTTTGGCAGCGTGAAGTCCTCGCTGTTTGGGGTCTTGTGCAGCCCGATTTCAAAAAACAGCTGTTGCGAAATAGAGGAAACGTTGTGCTTCTTCTGAAGCTTGCTGATGTCCTTAAGCTTGCCCGTGTTGTGGTACAGGCGCACAACGTCATTGAGATACTCGAAGAAACGCTGCTCGCGCTTCTGCTTGCCCGTAAGCTGCATCTGCTGCCTACGCTCGTACTCTCCCGAAAGCACGTCCACGCCAAAGCGCAGTGCTTCAATCAGCGTGTCAAGCTCGCTGTCGCCACCAAGCAGCAGCTCAACGCCGCCGTGATGTTCTGCACCCGACGGCAGGCGACACGTCAAGTCCGTACTTGTTACGTCTTTGATGCGCAGGTAAGTACGCCCGCCGTGTCCGCTGTCGCCACCCATGTAGCCCGTAGTGCCGACTTCCACTTCAATGCTGTTTGCGCTGTCAATCTGCTTTTTGTAGGTTTTCAGCGTAACACCATTCACTTTCACCTTGCCGCGTGTTACTTCACTCTCGACAGTGTTGTTAAACTCCAAAATTCCTGTTTCCATTGCTTTTAGTTTTAATATGTTAGACAAAAAGTTATATCGCATATAGTTTAGGCTTGCAGTATTTGCTTGCCATGTAGGACGAGCAGCGTGCAGCAGCGTAGCACAAGGCAACGAACAGCAGCACTTGCAGCACAGTTATCAGCACACGCTTCATAGCTGCTCTCCTTTCGCTTTTAGAATACCTGCAACGCGGTGGTAGCCGCTGTGCTCGTGTTCCTCAATCCAGATGCGCTTGTGAATGGCGTTGCCGTCCTTGTCGCGCCCGCAGAACTGGTTGCGCCAATGCCCGCTGATAACAAAGGGCGTGTCAACGCTGATAGTCGTGTAGTACGTGCTGTTGCGGTACTCCACAAGAGGGTTGGGCGCAAGGTTGCGCACGGACAGCCACTTTGTGTGTGCATCCTCTCCGTACTCCACTTCGCGCACCTTGCCGTGCTTCTCTGCGTAAAGGAACAAGTACAGCATACGGAACATACTGTATGCTATGCTTTCAGCGTTGCCGATACGCTTGCTGACAAGTACCGTTTCCTGCTTGCCCTTATTATTGTACGTTGCAACTGCTCCTATTTTGCAGCAGTCGAAAAGGAAAACCGCGCTCATAGTCTTAGCGTCCTTTTCCGTTTTCCATAGCAGCGCGTTGTAGCCGCTGCCGTTGCTTAAGCAAAGCAGTCCGCTGTACAAGTGCTGCATATTGTCGCGCATCAGCTCGGAAAAGTCAATGTTTGCAAGCTGTGCGCCAAGATTGACAAGGTTACGCTCGTATTCCTGGCTTAGAATGAAAGCGTGCGCGTTGCGGCGAATAGCCTTGTTGAAATATCCTATCGTAGCCCCTACGAGCTGCAAGTAGTTACAGTCCGCGAAGTCCTCGTCAAAGAACTTTGGAAAGTCCTTGTCGTAAGGCTTGCTGCCATCCAAGTACGGCAGGAACGCAAGCCCCAGCCGCTCATAAGTGTTTACGGGCTGCTGCCTTTGCTCCTGCTCTGGTTGCTTGCTTTGCAGCGGTGGAAGCACTTCTTCCTTGTCCTGCTCCAGCATATCCAAGAAAACGATGTCAACGACACGCCCGCGATTGTCTATCCTAAACTTGCACTCACGCGGCAGCTCCTTAAGGAAGCGCACGCGCTCGTCGTAAGTTGCAGGGCGGTACTCGCCTGCGGGTGCAGGGTCAAGCACCCAAAGTCTGTCTTGCTCGTCCTCTCTGTCCCGGTAGTTCAGTGCTACGTAAAACCAGTTTTCCGTTTCCAGCACGGCTATTGTCCTGCCGTCATTCCACGCTACTATTTGTCCGTCAACGTCTTTATTCATTGCTTTTGGTAATTAAATGTTCGTTTTAAGAGCTTTTTGAAAGCACGCCCGATAAAGTGTGCAGGCGCAGCGCAAAACGCTCTTGTGCGTCGCGTCTGCGCCTGTACAGCAGCTTTATGGATGCGGTTTGCAAGTACACTGCTGCAAATGTACTTCGTCCGCGTTGGCAACAAACGCTTCGTCGCCGCTTTGCACGGCACGCGCAACCGCCTGTGCAGTCTCTCCGTCCATTGGGTAGGCGAGCGCGTGCATCAGAAACGTTGCCTTGCAGTGCTTGCAGCGCATGACAAGCACGGGCTTGTAGGGCTTTTCTTGCTGCTGTGCTGGCTGCTCGTCAAACAAGCTTGGCTGTGCAACGAGCTTGCCGTTTGCTGTTGTGTACTGTGAAAGCTCTGCGTCAACTTGCTTTTCAAGCTGCTTACTGCGTGACAAGTCCATTGACGTGCGTCCTCTAAAATATGCTTTCTGTGCGTCGCGCATTCTGCTTACGAGCTGCACAAAGTCGTTATACTGCATCATAATTCTCTGTTCTTTTTACGTTTAGTATTGTTTTCCGTGCAAAGGAGCACGCATAGCGTTATACTGCATTTTCAGCTCAATGTGCTGCTGCAAATCCACGCCCAGATGCTTTGCCCAGCAGCGCGTAAAGCTCAATGCGGCAGCGATTGCACTCTCGACGTTGTTTCTTTTTTTTGCAAGCATGGTGCAAAGCTCATACGCGCATTCAGCAAAAGTGAAGTTCCCGTACACGTCAAGCCAAAGCACAAAGCTGTCGGTGGAAGGCTTCTGCTGTAGCTTGCCGCCAAGCACGCCCAAGAAGTCGTAAAGGCGTATGCAGATGTCGGCGAACTCGTCAGCAACAGTGTCCTTGATAAACTGCTCGAAGCAGAACTGCCAATGCTTTTCCTTGTGAGCTTCCGCTTGTGGCGTACAGCTCTCACGCTTGAACATTTCCAGCTGTGCGAAGCGCAGCTTGCGGTCGGCTTCCACTGCTTCCGACACTTCTGTAATAACAAGCATCAGCCAGTGCGCGTCACTGCGGTGCTCGTTGTGAAAGCCATGCTTGCAGGCCGTTTCGTATGCCTGCTTTACATAGCTGTTTTCTCTGTCTATATCAACATTCAATGTGTAGTCCATACTTTTTTGTCTATAACAATTCCAGTTCTACGCCTTTTTGTGCCACAACAGTATGCTTGCCCGTATTGCGCTTGACGCGCTCCAAGAAGTTGTCCGCGTTGCTGTTGCTGCTTGAAAGGTGCAGCAGTACGATTGCGCGTACTTGTGACAGGTCGTTTGCTTTGAGCGTCTTTATGCAGTCAACGACGCTCATGTGGCTACGCAGCACACGCTCGCGTACAACCATAGGAACAACGCCGTTGCGCGTGTTCTCGTCAAGTATGCGCTTGTCATAGTTGCACTCCAGCATGACGTAGTTCAGCCCTGCAAACGTGTAGCGCAGGTAGAACGTGTCCGTAGCAAACAGCAGCAGCCCAAAGTCGGGATGCTTGATAAGGTAGCCGCAAGGTTGTGCCGCGTCGTGCTGTGTCGCAAAGGGCATAACCTTGAAGCTGCCTATCTGCACTGTGCGCTTAAGCTCCAGTGCCGTAGCGTTGCTTCCCTGCTGCAAGCGCAGCGCGTCAAGCGTGCCCTTTGTCGCATAAAGCGGCATGCGTTGCACATACTTAGCCGCAAAACGTGCATGATCGCCGTGCTCGTGCGTTATCAAGCAGCCAGCAACCTTGCTGATGTTGTAGCCCAACGCTTCTTCGCAGCGTGCGAGTGAGCAACCGCACTCCAGTACGATTGCTTCACTCTCATTCTGTAGTATGTAGCCGTTAGCGTCCGAGCCGCTGCCTAATACTGTCAGTTTCATACGCTGCAAGGAAGATTACTTGAACATGTCGGGTGTTGGCTGTGCGCCCATCGGCTTGACAGTGCCCACAGGTGCAGCAGTGCCGTTGCTGGCGGGTGCAGCAGCAGGCGCAGGAGCTTCGGGTGCTGCTGGCTGTGCTGCTTCCGCATTGTCGCCCATACCCAGCTGCTCCGTGTTCGCGTTGTCCTGCTTCTCCATTTCAGCAGCTATGTTTTCGGGCGAAGCAGTGCTGACGGCAGACTGTGCAGGTGCATCGACAAGTTCCACTGCGTCCGCAAGTTCCTCTGCGGACTGCATACCCAAGCTGATTTCGGGTGCATACGTGCGCTGGAAGAAAGCAGCAGCGCGGTACTGAAGCATCAGCTCCGGCATTGTCTGCCACTTGCTGCCTGGCTTGCTGTACCAGCCCTCTTTCTTTGCCATTGCGATAGACACCCATGCTCCGTGCAGCACTTCGCCCTCCTTGTCAACAGCGTAGGCGCGGCAGCTCCACTCGTCCGTGTTTTCCTTGCCCTTGAACTCGTAGCGAAGCGGGCTGAACTTGCCGCTTGCGTTGATGCAGGCGATAAGGAACTTTGCACTGAAGCCGGGGTTGTTGTGGACGAGATACAAGTTCTGCATAACTTGCAGTGGGCTCGCCCCGATGCGCGAAGCCATTTCCATTGCGATGATGCAGTTAGACATGTTGTTTTGGTACTGTGGCGGCACAAGTGAACTTGTAGCAAATACTTTTGCCATTCTTTGTACGAGCTCGAAACCTTCTGACGAGCCGAAGAACTGCAACTGTGCAGGCTTCGTTACTGTAATTTCGTTTTCCATTGCGTTACTTGTTTTTTGAAAAGTTAAACTTCTTGCCAATAATAACCTCCAGCGCGTTTGCGCTTGCCTTGTACGCAAAGATAGACACTTGACAAGTTTATGCCCAATTCGCGTGTAATGTCTAAAGCGCGTTCCCAAACTTTGATTACTTTCTTTTCGTCATTAAGCTGTGCTATGCGCTTCGTGTTCCTGTACTTTTTAGGTACACAGTCCTTTTCTTTGTACGCCCATTTATAACCTTTGCAGTATTTGTGAGCACCACGGACGCAAAGGCTAATTTGGCTTTCTTCTATACCTGTTGCAACGCTTGCAGCGGTTATCGTTTTGTGTTCAGCAATAACATTTCCTTGCATATCCATTTGTAAAACAGCCCGTGCGGAATGATGTTCGCTTCCACAATGTACTGCCATGTAGTTTTCGTGGCCTACTTTACCGTAGTGCTTTTTGGGCGTAGCTTGCTGGTTTTCAAAATGTGTCAGCCATTCCAAATTTTCAACACGGTTGTCGTGGCGAATACAGTTGATGTGATTTACTTCTACACATTTGTCCTTCGGTTTTGGTATAAAAGCGTTGGCTACAAGCTGATGTATGCTGACAGTAGCGTGCTTTCCGTTTCCGTACAAATGTGTACACATATAACCGTTCTTTTGCTTGTATGTGTGCAACAGCTTTCCTTTTTTGTGGGCTATTCCACCATTCAAAGGAATGTCACGGTCTAACGAGCGCACGTTACCCATACTTGACACTTCGTACAGTCCTTCCCAACCTACAACAGCTTTCCAAACTTCCATTTCGTCCAATATTACACGTCTTTTTCTACTGTCAGTTGTGCGCCCGGTACAAAGCGCAGCTTGATAATTTGTGACTGCGTTTCCAGCACGTGCTCCACGCTTTCCGTGTTATCCACGAACAGCGGCAGCTCCACGTCAAACGCTTTCTTAATGCCGTCGCAGATGTCAATACCGACGTTGACTTGTCCTGCATTGTTCAAGCGGTCGTACTCAATGCCGTTGTACACAGCTGTACACACCTGCTGCTCGTCGTCGTTGGTCTTGTTCTGCTCCGAGAACTTCCAGCGTGCAAGCTTGAAATACTGTGACAGCTTGCTTTCCGTAGCGTCCAACACCTTGCGGTTGTATTTGCGCAGCTGCTCCAGCACTGCGTTACAGTCCGCTACTATCTGCGACTGCTGCTGTGCGACACCGTTCAGACGTTCCTTTTCCTTGTTGATGTTAGCGTTTGTTTGCTCCCCTGCAAGCTGGCGTACTATGTCGTCGCGCTGTGCTTTCAGCTCGTTAAGCTTCGCATGCTGCTCCTGCTCCGAAGCGGACATTCCGGGCTTCTGCATGGATGCACGCAGCACGCCAATCTTGCTTATAATCTCGGCAACTGTGTTGTCAGTGTCAACCGTGCGCTGTTCCTCTGCTGCAACAGCTTCCTTTGCCGTCTTTATGGCAGCGTTTGCTTCCGCAACAGCTTTCGCATCCTCTGCCTGCGTCTGCTGCTCGTACTGCTTCACCTGCTTGTCAAGCACCACTATCTGCTCCTTAAGCTGTGCGCTATCGCTGTACAGCTGTTGCAGTGCGTTTGCTTTGTCAGAGTTGAACTGCGTAGCGGCCTTGTCCTGCATGCGCTGCTGTGCTTCCGCTGAAAGTGGCTGTCCGCAGCAGGCGCAAACGGTGATGGGTGTGTACGTAAATTCCTCTGCGTTCTTTGCAAACCATGCCTGCTTCTTCTCGTCAAACTGCTGCTGCAAGTCCTTAAGCTTCTTGCGTGCCGTGTTGTATGCGTCCGCTGACTTGCGCTGCTGTTTTTCAGCAGTGCCCAGCGTGTCTTGTGCGTTCATAACTGCCACACGCAGCTTTTGTAATGCGGCAAAGTGCTCGTCCTGCCACTTCTTACGTGCCTGCTGTAACTGCGTTTCCAGCGTTTGCAGCTCCGCTCTGTTGCGCTTGTCTGCTTCAAGCTCCGCAGGATCAGCCTGCAACAGCTTTTCAATGTCGGCAATCTGCGTGTCAAGTTCCTGCTTCTGCGTGCGCAATGCCGCAAAGTCCGCTTCAACGCGCAAGTTGTCCTGTGCTGCAATCTGCTTGGGTATCGTGTCGATTTCCTTTTGCGCACGCTTCTTCGTGCTCAACGTCTGTTTCAGCAGTTCTTCCAGCGTCTTGCCCTTGTCAACTTCTGCCTTGACAAGCGGGAACTCCGCAAGCAGTGCCGTCGTGTCAAGCTCGCCCGTGATGCTTGCAAGGATGCGCCGTCTGTCCTCCATTTTCTGCTGCATGAACGTCTTAATGTTGGAAAGCATGAGCCAGCCGTTAAGGTTGAAGATTGCAGACAGCTTTGCTTCAAACTCCTTCACGCTGCAAGGCACGTCGTTGTAGAAGCGTTCCATTGCGGCACTGATGAACTTTTCCTCGCCCGTTCCCTCTGCTTTCCACTTTTCCGTCAAGCGTCGGCGCAGAACAGTTTCCATTCCGTCCACAAGCAGCACGACGGTTACTTCCGTGTCAATCTTGTGAACAATCTCGTTGTCCTTGTCCGTCGGCTGCACGCAGTCGTTCTTGCGCGTCGTGTTGCCAAACAGACACCACAAGTAAGCGTCGTACACAGTGCTTTTGCCCTGCTCGTTCGTACCGCTTACAGTTGTCGTGTGCGTGCCAAACTCCAAGTTCAAGCTGCGAATGTTCTTGAAGTTTTGCAGTTGCATTTTTTGAATGATTACTTGTTTTGCCATATTACTTATATTTATATAATAGGTGTATGTTACTTTCTTAGGCTTGCTCCGTTGAACTCCACTATCGTACAGCAGCTGTACAGCCTGTCAATCGTGCGCGTGCCGTACTTTTCTTCAATTTCAGTGGGCGTTAGGTTCGTTGTCACTACCAGCAGCTTTCCTTTCTTTTCCACGCTGTCAATCAGCTCGACAAACACGTTGCGACGCTCTCCGTACTGCACGCTTTCGTTTTCAACGCCCAAGTCGTCAATACAAAGGAAGTGCGACGTGAAAACCTCGCGCTGCTTGCTGTTAAGGTCGTAGCTGTTATAGATGGAATACACGCGCTTGAACTCGTGAAAGAACACGGGCAGGATGCGTGTTGCTATCAGCGTCTTGCCGCGTCCACAGCTTCCTGCAAGCAGCAGCCCTTTCCCTTTGTTGTCGGAAAGCCAGTCCGCTACAAGTTCGTACTCTGGTAGCCATTCCGGCTGCACTCCCTCGCGCTGCAACCAATACTGCAACCCCTTTGCAAGCCTTTGGCGTGCGTTTGGCACTTTGAAGAAGAAGCGTTCGGGTACTTGAAAGCCGAAGTCCTTTAGGTCGTTGAATATCTCGCTTAACGCTTTTGCCATTTTGGATAGTCCTCGCTGATTTTGTCCGTTGTGTGTGTTGTCGTACTTGTCTGCTTGCGAGCTTCACGCAGCGCAAACAGCCCTGCCCAGTTGTTGCCAATGCTCTGCTCAACGACAAGGCGTACTTGCAGGCGGTCGCTGTTGCCCAAGTTAAGCATGCGCTTGTACGCTGTTTCCAGCGAGCTTTGTGTCTTGTAACGCTCCCTGCGTTCACGCTTGTAGTCAAGCCATGTGTAGAAGATGTCCCTAAAGTCCTCGCTGATGAAGTCCAGGTTCATCTGCTCGTACCCCTTTGGCTTCACGTCCGTTACCGCTGCCAGCAGCTCGTCCTCCGTTTCCTGCTGCTCCTGCTGCTCTTGCGTGTCTGCAAGCTGCTTCTGTTGCGGAAGTTTACGGACGGGCACGTTGCTTACATCGACGTTGAGCTTGCCGTCCTTCCACAGCCCGTAGCGTTCCAGCATTTTGATAACGCTTGCATGTACGCGGTTACGCGGGTTAAGCTCCCCGTACTGATATTCAATGAAGCCAACGATAAACCACTTCTCGCCATAGTCAATGGGTATGACGCGCTTTTCGTCCTTGTTGAACGCTTCCAGTGCAGCACGCTCGCAAATCTTAACGTCCTTGCCCAAGTACATTCGTGCCGCTTCAAAGTCCACAATCCATATCCCTGCGTGGTTACAGTCGCAAAGAATGTAGTCCCACAGCAGTTTGTAAGGTGCTTTGAGTGAACGGACAAAATGCTTCTTGTACTTTTCCGTGTCCGTAAATCTCTTAGCCATATCAATTGTGTTTAGTGCGCATTGCACGCTGTAAAGATTGTAAATTGCTTGCTCGTCCATAAAGTTGTCGTACTTAATACTGTGCTCCCCAATAGCGTTTTATCTCACGCCCTGAGTACACGCGTCGGTTGTTACACTTCCTTACTTTACACTTGATATAGCCCTTTTCAGTGTGCCGTGCAATAGTACGACGGTCAACGCCCAGCGCAAGCGCCGTCTGCCCCGTGTCGTACCAGCCGCTATCACTTACTTTAGGTTCTGTACTTGTCATAGCTTAGTTCCCTCCTTCAAACTTCTTTCGGATGTTGTTCACTGTCGTTGGAGTGCAGATGTTAAACTCTGACATTACCTTGTACGTCGCGGCTGTTTTCGTCAGCCCGTCGCTGCAAAGCTGCTTGAATCTGTTGTAAACAGCTTCGTGCTTTTCCTGTTTTGATGTTATTTCCATATAAAAATACTTAATAATGTATATCAATTTGAAGATAATTTTGTAACTTTGCACCCGTAAACGTAATGCAAGGGCAAAGTTACTATAAAAAACTAAATTTGCCTATAAATTACTATACAAAATTACATATTATTAAGATTTTTGGATAGCTTTTTTATGGATTTTAAGGAACGATTTAGCAAACTCGCGTATGCGCTTGGCTTAAGTGTTGCGCAGTTACAGAAGAAGCTCGGCGTTAGCAATGCCTACGCGCAGAATACGAAGTCGCCGAGCGCAAAGGTGCTTGCAGCACTGCGTGAGCAGTTCCCGCAAGTCAATGCTGACTGGCTGAAAACGGGCGAGGGCGAAATGATGCCTGCTCACTTGTTTGCGGCTGGTAAGGATGATGCAGTCTATGTTCCGCTGCTGCCCATCAGTGTGCAGGGTGGCAGTCCTACGGATTTTGAAGCACAGGTACACGAATACGAATGTGAAATGGTCGTAAGCCCGATAAAGGATGCAAGCCACGCCAGCACGATAACGGGCGACAGCATGGCTCCCGAATACCCGAGCGGCTGCAAGATACTCGTCAAGCGTATCAACGAAGCAGCGTTCATTGAGTGGGGCAGGACTTACGAGCTTGATACGGTAAACGGCCCTGTTGTAAAGAACGTGTTTCCCTGCAAAGAGGATGACAGCCGTATAGTGTGCCGCAGCATCAACCCCGACTTTGACGATTTCACGATTGCCAAAGAGGACATTCGCGCATGGTATAGAGTGCTGATGCTGATGTCACTGAAATAAGCGAAAAGTTGCAAAAAAGTTGCAAACGCTCGCAAAGCGATTTTTAATTTATTGTTTAACAGCTGGTTAAGACGCGGAGTAGATAGGTCTGGAAAGCGTGTATGCGTCAAAAGCGCATCCGGGGTTCGAATCCCCGTCTCTCCGCGATTTACAAAGAAAACCGCTGCTGCTGCAAGGCAGACAAAGAGTGACATTTTAGGACTGTTTGGGGCAAAAAAGTTGCAAAAAAGTTGCAAATTATTTGCCCCTTATGTTTTGACTACGGCACACTATGGTAAAGGTATCAGTACGGCTTGACACACGTTACAAGCACAAGGACGGCACTTATCCGCTGAAGCTTGCTGTAGCCCGCAAGCACACGTTCTATGTGCCTGTCGGGATAGACGTGCTGCCGCAGGACTGGAACGAGCGGACGCAGCAGATTGTCAACATGGCAAACCGCAAGGTGCTCAACGCTGTCTTGCGCCAGCGGCAAAGCGACGCGGAAACAAAGCTGTTGCAGTTGCAGGCAAGCGGCAAGATGCGCTCGCTGACAGACAAGCAGATCATAGCCCTGCTGCAAAAAGAGGATGAGAACGAGCTGCCGCACTTGTTTCGGGACACCTACGAGCAGTTTATCGCGTTGAAGCAAAACAGCAGCACACAGCGAATTTATGCACGCACAGCAGCCCTTGTGGGCAAGTTTGCGGACTGGAACAGCCTTACGTTTGAGGAAATGACGGTGCGCTGGCTCAATGACTTCAAGCTGTTCCTCATGAAGTACAGCCCGAAGCCCAACGGGCGCAGCATACACTTCCGTAACCTGCGTGCCGTGTTCAACTTCGCCATCAAGCAGGACACCATTACGTGCTACCCTTTCCGAAAGTTTGAAATGGAGCACGAGGAAACGCAGAAGCGCAGCTTAAGCCTACAGCAGATGCGCAGCTTCATGTCGTTGCCTTGTGCAGCGCACGAACAGCGTTACAAGGACTGCTTTCTGCTTACGTTCTACCTCATTGGCATTAACGTCGCAGACCTTGCAGACCTCGCAGAGCCGACGGACGGACGCTTGCAGTATTTGCGCAGCAAGACACACAAGCTGTACGACATAAAGATTGAGCCGGAAGCGCAGGCACTGCTTGACAAGTATCGCGGCAGGCAGCACTTGCTCGTATGGTTTGACAGCGTTTCGCGCTACAACATGTTCGCCAACAAATGTAACTACTGGCTGGGCGAAATGGGTAAGCGCATAGGCATTGATAACCTTACGCTGTACTGGGCACGCCACACGTGGGCAACGTTTGCGTACAACCTTGATATTCCCGACGACACCATCAGCCGTGCGCTTGGGCATTCGCAGACTTCGGGCGCAAACGTTACACGCGTGTACATACGCGCAAGCAATAAAAAGGTGGACGAAGCCAACCGTGCCGTGATAGACTATTTGTTAAATGATACTAAATAATACTTTATTTACGCTTAGTTTCGCTTAATTTTGCTTACCTTTGACGCAAAATTACAGAAAACGCGTAAATGACAGTACCAAAGTTAGACATTATTTGCAGCTCCGAGCAGGTGGCACAGGCTGTTTGTGCAGTCTGCAACATCAGCAGCGAGCAACTTGTCTATGCACCGAAGTCACGCGACGTAAACCTTGCTCGCGGGCTGTACTGTGCTGTAACGAAGCTGGCAGGCATACACCCGACGGATGCAGCAGCAACGATAAAGCGCAGCCGTGCCAACGTTATAACTGTTGCCAAGCACTACAAGGGCTATCTGGAAGTGCGCGACGCTGTAACGACAAATCTCTACAATAAAATAGTCGATTATCTTCAATCCAAACAAGACGCGCTTAGTAATAAGCAACGAACTGATTAACTTTTTATTCATACACCAGCAGCCCCGTTGTGAAACGCAGCTGCTTTTTCGAAGCAACACCTTTCAGTCAATAATAACTCATAGATTGTGAACATAGGCAAATAACTACACGTGCAGTTGGCTGTGAAGCTGGTACTGCACTCCCATAAGAAAGCTATCCAAAAGCTATATAGAAGCATTACGTACTGCTTCAAGCGCATACAGCGGTGTGCGCTTCTTTCAAAGAAACTTTTTTCCCACGGTGTAATATAGATGTTTATTTAGGTTAGGTATGGGCGCAAGGCAATACGGCTTTGCGCCCTCGTTGTGTTTACTGTTTACACACAGCAGCCTAAAATCTGTTTATTTTGCTTAGTTTTGCTTACTTTTGCGTAGTTTATTTCAAAATCAAGTAAAACGCATGAGTAACAACATTCCGTATCAGACGCTCGACATCAGTCTGCTGGAGCTTAACAGCGGACAGCTTGAAGGACTGCCAAAAAATCCTCGCTGGATAAAGGACGAGCGTTACGAAGCACTTAAAAAGAGCATTGAGGACGCGCCCGAGCTGCTGGAAGCACGCACGCTGCTTGTCTATCCGCTGCAAAACGGGCACTACGTAGTCATTGGCGGTAACATGCGCCTGCGTGCCTGCCGCGAGCTTGGCTTCAAGGAGCTGCCCTGCTATGTGTTCAAGCAGGACACGCCCGTAGAAAAACTGTGCGAGTACACCATCAAGGACAACGTGGCTTTCGGTAACATTGATTGGGAGCTGATTGCCAATGAGTGGGACACGGGCGACGTGCAGGATTGGGGACTTGACTGCTCTTTCCTTGGTGGCAACGAGGACGTTGACATCGACAAGCTTTTTGAGGAAAAGCCCAAAGAGGAAAAGGTAAAGGACTTGAAGATTGAAGTCACGTTCCCGCCCGAAATGGAGGAACAGCAGGCAGAAATTAAAGCAGCCATTGAAGCTGCACTTGCAGGCTACGAAAACGTAAAAGTGAAATAGGTATGCGTGTATTCCTGGCAGCAGCAATAAATCAGTACAAGAACATTCGGGAGTTTTCCGACATAGACTTCCGCAGTGTGTACCTGCTCGAAAGCTACTACTACCTTTTGAGCAACAAGAAAGCTCCCGAAAGCATTTGGACGGCTAACGACAATTTCCTGCTTGACAGCGGAGCGTTCACCTACATGGTAAAGGGCAAGGACGATACGGACTGGATGAAGTACACGGAAGCCTACGCGGACTTCATAAACAAATACGACATCAAGCACTTCTTTGAGCTTGACATTGACAGCATTGTCGGGCTGGAAAAGGTGGAGCAACTGCGTGAACGGCTGGAGAGCCTTACGGGCAAGCGTTCTATTCCAGTGTTTCACCTCTCGCGTGGCAAGCAGTACTTTGAATGGATGTGCAAAAACTACTCATACGTGGCTTTCGGCGGCATACTCACTGACGGCCTGCCGTCAAGCGTGATAGAGAAATACTTTCCATGGTTTATTGCTACTGCACACAAGAACAACGCAAAGATACACGGGCTTGGCTATACAAGCTCCAAGCTTGGCAACTTCCGCTTCGACAGCGTTGACAGCAGCAGTTGGCTCATGGGTAACATATCGGGAGGGTATTGCAAGTTTGATTTGCAGGCAGGCAAAGTAAAGACCTGCAACAGACCCGAGGGAACAAAGATACGCAATTACAAAGAGGTCATGACGCATAACTTCCTTGAATGGGTAAAGTTCCAAAAGTATGCAGACGTAAACTTTTAGAAAACAACGAATATGAAAGTATTAGTTATTTGTTCGGGAGGGCTTGATTCGGTGTCTATGGCACTCCGTTACGTAAACGAGGACACCACGCTTATGACCTTTTACTACGGTCAGAAAGCAAAACGGGAAAGCGAGGTGGTAGAGAAGCTTGCAAGCAAGTACAACCTCGGCTTTGAGCGCATGGATATTTCCTCGCTTAAGCACATCTTTGGCAAGGAAAACCAGCTGACAAACGATGTTGCAGTAGAGCAGGGCTACAAAAAAAGCGTAGTCGTGCCTTTGCGTAATGCTATGTTCCTGCAAATCGCTATGGTGTACGCGTATTCCAACGGCTTTGACAAGATCGTGCTGGGAAGCCACATGGACGATTGTGTGCTTGTCAACGGTGAGTATGCTTTCCCCGACTGCTCGCCCGCGTTCTTCAAAGCCTTTGAGCTTGCAATGGATATGGGCACGTTCCGTGGCGAGAAGCACGTAAAGATTGAAACCGCTTCGCTGCTTGGGCTGCACAAAACAGACCTTATCAAGTATGCCTACGAGAAAGACAAGGACATCTTGGCAGAGACGTGGTCGTGCTACGAGAACGGAGAGTGCCAGTGTGGTGTGTGTGACAGCTGCCGCAACCGTAAGGCTGCATTTGCCGCAGCAGGCGTTGAAGACATGACTGTTTACAAGGAGTAATCTGTATGCGGTACAAAGTAGTAGAGAAATTCGTAAGCATTAACGGTGAGGGCTTGCACAGTGGCGAGCTTGCCGTGTTCATCCGCTTCTTCGGTTGTAACTTGCGCTGCGACTACTGCGACAGCAAGTATTCTTACGACAAAGCGGAACAGTACGAAGAGCTGACAGCAAAGGAGCTACTGGAGTACGTGCAGCAGCAGGACGTAAAGAACGTCACGCTGACGGGTGGCGAGCCGCTTATGCAAGCGAACATCAAGGAACTTGTTTTGCAGCTTGCAAACAACGGCTACCGGGTAGAGATAGAGACAAACGGCAGTATGTCCGTTGCAGAGCTTGCGGAGCTGCCTTTGTCTTATCGCCCTTGCCTAACGCTGGACTACAAGACGGAGTGCGCAGGCAACGCATACCAAAAGCTGATGAAGCAAAGCAATTATGCCTACCTCAACAAGACGGACTGCGTTAAGTTTGTTGTGGGCAGCTTGCACGACTTGCAGATTATGAAGTACGTTGTCGAGCAAAACAACTTGCTTGCACGTACCAACGTTTTAGTGAGCGCATGCTTCGGAACGATAGAGCTTCAAGACATTGCATCGTTCCTTATTCAAAATCGCCTTAACGGGGTTAAAATGCAGCTGCAAATCCACAAGTTCATCTGGGACGCGGACAAGCGCGGCGTGTAAAACTTTCAAGTGTTAGAAGAATTGGAAAGAACTGTAAAAGTATAAAGACTATGTACTACGTAAAGAAAAGAATGGAAATAGCTGCCTGCCATCACTTGCAGCTGTCCTACGAAAGCAAGTGCGCAAACTTGCACGGCCACAACTGGATTGTCACCGTCTATTGCAAGGCAAAGGAGCTGAACAAGGACGGCATGGTTGCAGACTTCGCGCTTATCAAGCGTGCAATACACGGAAGGCTCGACCACGGCAACCTTAACGAGCTGCTGCCTTTCAACCCGACAGCCGAGAACATTGCAAAGTGGATTGTTGACACCATTCCGCAGTGCTACCGTGCTGACGTGCAGGAAAGCGAGAGCAACGTTGCTACTTACAAACTTGACGAGGAATAGCACTATGGCAAAGCTGACAAAGGAACAAGCAGAGCAGCATGTGCGCGAGCTGCTGGAGTATGTGGGCGAAGACCCGAACCGTGCTGGGCTGCAAGGCACGCCTGAGCGTGTCGTGCGTATGTGGAAAGAGCTGTTTCGCGGCTACGACCCGGCGCAGAAGCCCAAGATTACAGTGTTTGACAACGGCAAGGACAACCTTGTGTGCGACCAAATGGTTACGGACACGGGCGACTTTGCTTCAATGTGCGAGCACCACGTGCTGCCTTTCATGGGGCAGTACTTCTTTGCCTACATTCCACACCCCAACGGCAAGATACTCGGTTTGAGCAAGATTGCCCGCGTCGTGGACTACTGTGCTGCACGCATGCAGATACAGGAGCGTTTGGTGCATGACGTAGTGAATATGATTGAGGAAGCACTGACAAGCGACGTGCCAGCAGAGTGCGCTCCGCTGGGCATTGCCTGCGTAATGAAAGCCCATCACACGTGCAAGGAAATACGCGGAGCACGCAAGAAGGGCATTATGTCAAACTCCTGCCTTAAAGGGCTGTTCCTCACGGACGCAGCTGTACGCAGCGAGTTCATGAACTTAGTCAACAACACTAAGATTGAGTAAATGGCAGAGCGACGGGAAAGGACGCATTTAGTGCGTACAGAGCTTGAAAGGGAGCTGGGCGTAAAGTTCCGCGAAATGCTCCCCGCCAAGGACAAGGTGCTCATTATGCAGTACCTCTTGGAGCAGCCGCACGAGAAGCTAAAGGAACTGACACAAAGCAAGTACCCTGCGTTCATAGCATTGAGCGCAAGGCTACTTGTTGAGTGCCAGCTGAACAACTTCATGGAAGTGTATGCGCAGTTCCAAGACGAGGCATGCGGACGCTTGACGGCTGCAAAGGCGCAGGTGTGCAACGTGAGCTACATTAACGGCAAATAAGCCAAAAGTAGAGGAAAGTAAGCGAAACAAGCTGAAATAACAGCGAGAAACAGCGAAACTATGGAACAGGGAGTAGAAATGCAAGGCGAGCAGCAGCAGGACGGGCAGCACGAGTTGACGGGACGGGAAAAGAGCAACAAAGCTATTGAGCCGTTCCAGTTCAAGAAAGGGCAGTCGGGTAACGCAAAAGGTCGCCCGCCCCTTACAGTGCAAAGTATCTGCAAGCAGCTAAAGAAAGAGGGTTACAAGGAGTTTGGCAAGTCGGACGTTTCCAAGGTGTACTTGTACTGCATGAGCATGGGCGAGGAACGCATGAAGCAGCTTGTCAACGACAAGGAAACGCCCTTTATCGTGCGTCTGTGCATCAAGTCGCTGTTGAGCAAGAAAGGCTTTGAGTATGCTGAAAAGATGCTTGACCGCTCGCTGGGCAAGGTCGGCGACAAGCTGGATATTACCAGCGGCGGCGAGAAGCTTAAGCATGAGCCGTTGACGATAGAGGTCATTGACAAGCGCGAGCAAGTGGACGAGCGCATAGACGAGTAACGTGCAGCCTACCATTTTCGTGACTGCACGAAAATGATGCGCACGCTTGCACGCACATACGCACGTATATAAGAAAAGGAACGTGAAGATACAAGTCAGCAGGGTTTACAACGTTATACAGAGTGCCTTTGACGCGGGCTACAGCACAGTGTCGGCACAAGGTAGCGCACGAAGCAGCAAGACGTACACCATCGTCATTTGGCTTATCGTGCGCTGTCTGTCGTTTCCCGGTACTACTGTTGCAGTTGTTCGTGGCACGCGCCCTGCGTTGAAAGGTACTGTGTTCCGCGACTTCAAGGACATCATGCAGCGCATGGGTCAGTGGAGCGACAAGTGCATGAACCTGACGGACTTCATTTACACGTTTCCAAACGGCAGCTGGATAGAGTTCTTCCCTGCGACGGATGATCAGCGTTTGCGTGGTCGTAAGCGCATGATACTGTACGTGAACGAAGCTAACGAGCTGTCCTTTGACGAGTGGACGCAGCTTAAGCTCCGTACTACGCTGTTCACGCTGATAGACTACAACCCGAGCTTTGACGAAGACCACTGGATAGTTACCAAAGTAAACAACAGCCCCCGCACGAAGTTCTTCATCAGCACATACAAGGACAACCCGTTTCTGGAGCAAAGCGTCATTGACAGCATTGAGGAACTTAAGGACACGTCGCCCTCGCTGTGGCAAGTGTACGGGCTTGGGCAGCGTGCAATCATTGAGGGGCGTATCTTCAAGTCGTTTGAAATCGTGGACGAGCTGCCGCCCCAGGCACGCCGACACCGCTTCCTTGGACTTGACTTCGGCTACACCAACGACCCGACGGCCATTGTGCTTGTCAGCATTGTGGGCAAGACAATCTACTTGGACGAGCTTTGCTACCGCACGCAGATGGGTACGGAGGACATCATCAAGGAGCTTAAGCAGCAGCAAGTATGGATGCCCAAGGTGTGGGCTGACAGCGCAGAGCCGCGAGAAATAGACGAAATTTACAACACAGGCATTGACATTCACGGCGTGAAGAAGTACCCCGGCAGCGTAAAGGCTGGCTTGCAGAAGATGCAGCAGTTTAAGCTTGTCGTGACGCGTCGCAGTGTCAACCTAATAAAAGAACTGAAAAGCTACGTGTACAGACGAGACAAAAACGGCAAGTGGCTCAACGAGCCAGTAGATGCCTTCAACCACTGCTTCACAGCAGACACGCTTGTAACAACATCGATGGGCGCAAAGCGTATTGCCAACATCACGACGGACGATTTGGTGCTGACGAGTGCAGGCTACAAGCGCGTAACAAAGCTGTGGAAGAACGGAAAGCGCAAAATTCAGCGTTACACGCTTGTTTTTGACGATGCGCAGATAGTTGTTCGGGCAACGCCCAATCACCTTGTAAAAACGGCTGCAAAGTGGCAAAAAATCGCGTGTTTGCACGCAGGCGACGTTGTGTTTACACAAACAAAGCGCAACGAGCAAACAGCACGGGAAATTAAAGCTATCTTTGCAGAGGACGCAGGCGAGGCCCAAGTCTTTGACTTGGAAGTAGCGCAACAGCATGAATACTACGCCAACGGCCTGCTTGTACACAACTGCATCGACGCAATCCGCTACGTCATACTTGAAGAAGTACTCGGACAGAACGGCGAGGGATTGGATGCAGAAGGACTATTGGATATACTGTAATTTATGAGCAAGATAGAAGAAGTATTGGCACTTAGCAGCGGCGAGCAGATGCGTGATTCGCTGCAACGCTGCAAGCCCAAGTTCAGCAAGTCTTTTTCCGAGACGGAAGCGGAGTATGACGTGTACCGTCACGCAGTCTTTGACCGCACGAAGCGCAAGCGCAAGCAAGTGAAAGTCAAGACGGACAAGTTCGACGCAGACGGCAATCCCATCTACAAGGTTAAGTACGTGGATGTGTGCCGTGTTGCTGTTCCCGTTCAGAAGCTGCTTGTTGAGCGCACGGCAGGCTTCTTGCTTGGTAAGCCCGTCACGTACCAGCTTAAGGGCAAAGGCGCTACAAGCGACGCTTCGCAGCAGCTCTTTGACAGCGTTATGACTGTCTTTGAGCAGAACAAGATGCCGTACTTTGACAAGAAGCTTGCCCGCACAGTGTTCCGCGAGCGTGAAGCAGCGGAGCTTTGGTACTTTGTGCCGGACGCGAACGGCAAGCCGACAAGCGGTGAAATGCGCGTGCAGCTGTTAAGCCCGTCGCGTGGTGACTTGCTGCTGCCGCACTTTGACGACTACGGACGCATGGACGGCTTCGGGCGCGGCTACCGCACGATGGACTTGCTGGGTCAGTACATCATGCACTTCGACATCTACACCAACCGCTTTGTTTACCGCTTTGCGACGGAAGCAAACGGCGCACAGCTGTACGCAGTAGATACAGCACCCGTACCGCACGGCTTCGACCGCCTGCCCATTGTGTACTACAGGCAGGAAAAAACGGAATGGGACGATGTGCAGCCAGCTTGTGACCGCGTAGATACGCTGCTGTCTAATTGGGGCGACACCAACGACTACTTCGGCTCTCCCTCGTACTTCTTCAAGGGAAAGCTTAAGGGCTTTGCCGAAAAGGGCGAGCAGGGCAAGGTGTACCAAGGCGAGGGCAACGAGACGGACATGAAGGTGCTGTCATGGGACAGCAGCCCCGAAAGCATCAAGGGCGAGCTTGCGGAGCTGTTCAACGTCATATTCAGCTATACGCAGACACCCGACATCAGCTTTAAGTCCATGAAGGAGATAGGCAGCAACACAAGCGGCGTTGCCATAAGCCTTATGTTCACGGATGCGTTTATGAAGGCAGACGACAAGCAGGAGCTTTTCGGCGAGAACTTTGAACGTCGCTTCAACGTCGTAAAGGGCGGCTGTGCGCAGCGTGACGGCGTGGGTACGGAAACGGTAGAGCAGACGTTTGTCGAGCCGCACTTTGAGCTGTACCTGCCCAAGAACAAAAAGGAAGAAATAGAAATCATCAACTTAAGCACTAACGGCAAGCCCACGATGTCACAAGAGGAAGGTGTGTACAAGAATCCGATTGTTGACAATCCCGAGGAAACGCTGAAGCAGCTAAAGGCAGAAGCAGCGGAAGCGGCAAAGCAGCAGCGTGACTTGTTTGGGGCTGGCGACAGCTTCAGTGCTGGTGATGAATAGTAATATGTAGGCTGTTGTTCGATTTCGCCCACAGCGGTGCGTCTGTAAAGCTGATTAACTGATATTAACCGTTGTAATTAACGGGAATTAAGGAAAACAGCAGCGCAGGCGCACTTTTTTAGTTAAGGGCGTGTTAAAACAGCAAACAAATCTAAACGAAGAAGCAAAGCAGGGCAAAAACGGCTGAAATGTGTTAAGGTTTTGTTAAAACCTAATCGCTAACTGCAAAAATACCTTGCAAAAATGTTACGAAATGCAAAACAGCGGTTTTACTCGTCTTTTATGCGTTGAATATCAGCAAGTTACGTTTAAGCCCCATCGAAGCCCCTAAAGATAAGGACATATATATAATATAATATTTAATAAATAATAAACAGTAAAGCAATGGTAATTAACGTGCGTGCGTATGCGTGCGCGTAAGACAAGAAAAAACAAAGTGTAGAAAATAAAAAAAGTCGCACAAATGGCTCAAAACATAGCGCAGCAAAAAGAACTCACGGCACTGTTTGCCAAGTACAACATACGGATAGGCATGCTGTACGGCAAGTTTATCAAGCAGCTGTCAGCACTGGGCATCAACGTTGAACAGAAGCTTAGTGAGGACGCGCTGTTTCTGTTTGACAACTTCCCAGAGCTTAAGACGCGTCTTAACGACATCTTCCGTCAGTACGTCCGCGAGCAGCTGTTGCTCGCGCAAAGCGGCATACAGTCGGGCGTAGGGCTTGCTTTCGGGCAGGATGCACGCACACTGAAAGGCTACACGGTGCTCAACGATGAAGCAGTCATGCAGGTACGCAACCTTGCTGCAAGTGCTTTCCTTGCGCAGCGCATGAACACGCCGCAGGGCTTGAACTTGTCGCAGCGTGTGTGGAACTATGCGGAGCAGACGAAAAGCGAGTTTGAAATGGCTATGAGCAACGTCATTACGGACGGGCTTGCAAAGGGCACAAGTGCAGCGGAGCTTTCCCGTAAGGTGTACGGGCAGCTGCAAGAGCCGGACATGATGTACAGACGCTATCATCACAAGGTCATTACCAAGGGCGGTGCTGCCAAGGACGTTGTGAAGTGGCACAAGCGCATTATTGACGAGGAAGGCAAAGTACGCTTCATTGAAGCACCGCTGGAAGAAGTAGGACAGGGCGTGTACCGCAGCAGCTACCGCAACACGTTCCGCTTGATGCGCACGGAAATAAACATGTCTTACCATTACGCAAACTGCGAGCGTTGGAAAAACGAGCCGTTTGTCATTGGCATACGCATTTGGGGCAGTCCGCAGCATCCCGAGCCCGATATTTGCGACGAGTTATGGGGCGACTACCCGAAGGACTTCAAGTTTAGCGGCTTCCATCCGCAGTGCATGTGTGCTGCAAGCGCCATTACTGCCAGCCGTGAGGAAATACGCGAGTACCACCGTCGGAAACGTGCAGGCGAGGACGTGTCAAACTTTGAGTGCAAGGGTACTGTTAAGGACGTTCCGCAGCAGTACAAGGACTACTTGCAGCAGCACCGCGAGCAGATCCAGCGTGCAGGTGAGCGCGGCACGCTTGCCTACGTGTTCCGTGATAACCCGAAGTACCTGCGTACTATCTTCGACAAGGAGAAGTTGCAGGACATGGGCTTGCAGACACGCGGACGTACTCCCGAAGAAGCAAAGGTGTGGCGGCACGCGCAGCGTGATGATGCAGCAGCACAGAAGCGTTGGAATGAATACCAGCTAAAAAGGGCGCACAGGGCAATAAGTAATGCTGGCCTGAATAGTAGCTCGCCCGTGCTGCTAAAACGCCTTACCGCGTTGCAAAACGCGATTAGCAGCGGAAACAAGGACGCAATCAAGACTGCATACGCGGACATTTGGAACGGCATACGCATACAGCAGCTTGCAGACACACGGCACGCCAAGCGTAACGACATGTCCGTTAAGGTTGCATGGTATGAGCGGCAGAAGGAACATCAGCTTATTCTCAAGACAGGGCGCAACGTGCTTGCCGTTGCCGACAAGCTTGCTTTCGTTGACACGTCAGCCAGCGCAGGGCTGTTGCGTGACCTGCTGTTGCAGTACAAGCTCAAAGAAGCTGCCAACCTTACCAAGACGCTTGCAAAGCAGATTGCGGAAGTCAAGAAGCAGGCAGCACAGCTGGAACAGTTTACACCAAACGCCCTTGCGTGGTTTAAGCAGTTTACGTCAGCAGAAGTGCAAGGCGCACAAGCAGCCATACAGCGTACATTCAACCGCTGGACGTGGGACTTTGATACAGACGCTTCATTGCAGTTCCTCAAAGGTCGCTTGGAGCGTGAAATTAACGTTGTCAACGGCACGAAGTACAAAACGAAAGAGATTTCAAAAGCCGCATTACAGCATAGGCTTGACATCGTGAACAAGCGAATAGAGTTCAATGCAATAAGTGCAAGCATACAGCATGAATTGCAGTTTGCAGCTACAACGCGAAGTAAGATAGTTTCTAATCTCGGTGTTGAATTGCAGGGCATGCTTAAGGACAACGACGCAAGCCTTGTGGAAGTACGTGCAAAAGCCGCAGACTTAAAGCAACGCGTTAAGCGGCTGGAAGCAGAAGCACGCTTAAGGGCTGCTAAAAGTTCGGCAAGTGCGACGCCAAAGGCAAGTGCAGCAGCCATGCCCACGCAAAAAATGACTGACACGGAGATTAAAGATGCAATGGTACGACTGTTCACGCAGCATGGAGAAAGTCTTTCCGCTGCCGACATCAACATTGTGGACGGCTGTGTGTATCTTACGTCTAAGCAGCATATGGTATTGGCAAAAATTTGTGACATCACAAATACAGAGAAGACGCAGACGTGGGCACACTCTCCCGGCGGCTACATTGGCACGAGCAACAGCTTCAAAATAAATGGAGCTTTGCGCGACGTGCATGGCAAAGGAAAAAACAAGATTGTCGGTACGCTTAAAGGCAATAAGAACGTGCAGTTTGCAATGGATTTGTACGGCGGCATGCTAAATGATGATGATATAAAAACCATTGAGACACTGGACGCTGTTATCGCAAGAAACAGTTTGCCGTTCCCGATAAAAATAGTACGTAACCTTACTTTTGACGGCGTAAATCCTTTGTTTGGTGGTACACTTCCAGTCGATTCCGAAACCAAGCTCAGCGTCAATGAAATTGCAACAAAGCTTAAAGCACTTCCGCTGAAGGAGCTGGAAGCAGATGCAGGTTTCATGTCTGTATCAACAGATGCACGCATGAACGTATTCACAAGCAGAAAATTTCAGTTGCAAATTGAAATACCGCAAGGAACACCTGTATATGTAACAAGAAACGATTACGAGAGTGAATGCGTTTTAGGACGCAACACACACTTAGAGCTTCTGGAAGTGGAGTACAACAGCACGCGTAAAATCGTAGAGATAAAATGTCGTGTGAAATAAATAGAGCAGGTACATACAAGTACCTACTCTATTTTATCTTCGCACTCGCCCAAGTTTATGCGGGCTTGCTGCTGTGCCTGCGTGAGAATTTCACAAGTATCATCTTCTGTGCAAAGCATGCACTTCTCACAGATAAAAGGCGGCGTGCCGTCAGGTGTCTTGTGCTCGTTCCTTTTCCATTTTTTCCAATCCTTGTCCGTAAAATTAGAGAAGGACGGATCGTTAAACATCGAAAACTTTTTTTTCTTAGCCATTGTGTATGTTGTTTTGAAGTTCGTACTCCTTTATTGCTTGCATTCCTGCCTCCGTTATTTTGTACCCCGTCGGGTGATAGTCGCAGCGAGGTTGCCAGCGTGTAAGACCACGCTTGTATAGTGCAGAGAGATAAGAACCAGCACACAGCCAAGCTTTCTTTCCGCTGCACGCCCCGTTACCGCTGTTAGACACAGCCGTAAACAAATACTGCTTGTCCGCGTCGTTGCCCCAAAAAGCAAGCGCGAAGTCGTGCGCAGTCATTACCTTGCTGAAACGCTGTGTGTGCTCCAGCAGCTTCAACGCTTTGTATGTCTTTGCTGTAATCATTTTACTTTACCCATAACCTTGTTGAACTCCTTGATAGTGCCTGCAAGTTCCTCTACAGTCCTGTGCATGCCCGAAGCAATGTAGGCAGCAGTCATTTCCGTGCCTGCTGCAAGGACACGCGAAGCAGCGTAGATTTCCACGCTTTCCATTGGCTCGCACTTGCTCCAGTGCTTGCGCTGCTCGCCCTCTTTTTCGTAGTACACGTTTACGCCTACGCCGTCCTCAATCTCTATCGTTATAGTCTTTTTCATAAACCTACAGCAGTATGAATTTCTTATAGAACATGTTCACAACTTGCAGCATATCGTCGGGCAGATAGCTTTTTGCGTAACGCTGTATGCCAACGGGTATGCCGTACAACGCTTCTGCCATTGAGCCGACTATTGCGCCCAAGGTGTCGCTGTCGCCGCCCCAAGCCATTGACAGCCTTATTGCGTCCTCAAAGTCCTTGCTGTCATGCACGATGCGCAGTGCGATAGGTACTGTTCCTTGACAAGTCGTGTCAAACACGCCACGCTTATACTTTGCCTTACGGTCATAGAACATACCCTCTATAACGTCCAGGCACTCCCGCTTTTTTGTCGTGCGTAGGTAGTACACAGCAAGCGCAGCTGCCATTGCTCCCTTTATGCCCTCTGGGTGGTTATGAGACACGTTTGCTGTAGCAATAGATTCGCTGGTGACTTCCGCTGCTGTACTGTACGCCCATGCTACCGGGCTGACGCGCATTGCAGCACCATTGCCAAAGCTGTTGTAAGGTACTGGATTGTCTATCCATGCCTTAAAAGCACGACCATAGCAAAGACCATTGTACTTCCTGCACCACTTAAGCAGGCTTCCTTTATAGTCCTTGCTGCCGTTAAGCAGTGCATCCGCTATTGCTACGGTGCAGATTGTATCATCCGTGAAGCTGCATTCGTGCGTAAACAGCTCCCCGAAGTCGTACTTGTTCGTGTTGTTGAACTCAAAGCGCGACCCTACAATGTCGCCTATAATTGCTCCTAACATAATACTGAAACGTCTTAAAATATCCTTTGTTTACTTATTTTTCTGCAAAATTACCCAAAATTCTGCACTTTTGAGCTATTTATTGGGTTAAAAATGCTACCTTTGCACTGACATTGTTGTATCGACTGTGCTTGCTCGTGCAGTTTTTTACACAAAGTTAAACTGAAATGTCGTGGCCGCTGTGTGTTTGTCGTACTTGCACAGCGGCTTTTTTTGTCGCTGTAAGGCACGCACACGCTGCTGCCCGAATAACTACGCGGAAACGGAATTAAAAGCGAGCAGCAGCGCGGCAAACCACGTTATTTCGCAACTATCGCGCTGTTGTGCGGGTCTATATCCCAATCAACAATCGCGTCACACCCATTGTCCTCGCACTGCCCAAGCATAGCGCGGAAGTTGTCTCGCACGATTTGCAGGGCTTCAATCTTGCTGTCAGCGTTCACCGTTACACAGCCCGTGAATGACAGCTTTACTTCAATTTCGTATTCTTTCATTGTCCTAAAATGTTTTGTATTTCCGCTAAAACTCGCCCAATGGTTTTGTTACAAGCTGCACGCTGATGTCGAGCTTATAGCCGTACAGCTTCATTCCCTGTGGCGGAACGATTGCTTCAAGCGCAAGCATGAGTTGTTTGCCTACAGCATTGTACACATCGTTTTTGTCCTTGCTGTGCCCGTAGTCATCTACTTTAGCAACAGTTACTATGTCGCTGTTTTCGGGGTCTCGCAGGATAACACCGTTATCTGCAAGCTCAATGTTTAGTTTGGTTTTTACCATAATGCTTTTATTCTTGTTTAGACTGCCATTCCAGCGCGTCGATGATATTGTCTATCAGCAGCGTGCTTTGTGAAAAGTCCTCGACAAGAAAGCCGTTTGCTTCAAAGTACACGCTGTTTTCCTCGCAGTTGATAAACGGAAGTGCAGTTCCGTTTTCATCGTCCCAATACTCGTCCAGCATATCCATAAGAGCCTGCACGCTCCAGCACGGCATGCTGTTTGCAGCTTTCTCCGTGCTTACTGTGTACCCGCCAACCTTGGGCGTGCGCCAAAAGTCCGCTGTGCTGTCGTTGCCTAAAAGCTTCAGCAGGCGTTGTGACTGCTTGATGTTTGATACTGCTTGCATAATCTTATAGATTTAATTTGTGTTCGTCGCAAAGTTCTACGTAGTAACGCTGCTGCAAGTCCTCCTTGTGGCAGTTGAAGTGTTCCGTAAGGTTACAGCCGCAGGGCTGCTCCATGCGTATAGACATCTGCTGTGTGCTGATTGCGGGTTGTGTTTCGATTGTCTCAAACTGCTGCACCATAGCTGCTATGCGTGCAGGGTACGTTGTGCTGCTCTGTTTCATCATCCTTTGCTTTGTGGTGTTAAGATGTTCTGTAATGCTTCTGTCAAGCTTTTCAGCTGGCTCAATTCCAGCTTTTGCAGCTGTCGGTTTATGCGCCTGATAGTTTCTTCGCGCTCATGCTCGTCTTTAAGGTGCTGTGCATATTCGTCCAGCGTACCGGGAAACAGTTCCCAGCTTGACCAATCAGCGCACACCAGCGTTTCGCGCTCGTACTTGGAGTAAGACTTATTCACACCATCCACAGTAATGTACTTGCGTCCAATGCTCTTTACCGTTGCTTCAACGTTGCCGCTCCTTGAGTCTCTGCTGATGCAGCTAACAACGTCGCCTTTCTTTAACTCGTCTATTCTTTTCATCGTCGTACTGTTTTTGTTAGTTCCATACTGCGTAGTAATAGTTACCACTTTTGAAAATCTCCTTTGCCTTGTCCCAGCCGTAACGCTTTTTCATGCCGTGCAAGCTGCCCGTACAGCTGATGCTTGCGTACTGCTTGCCCTGCAAGTATGCGTCGCGCTGTGCTACTGGAACGTACTTTAGTCTTGCCATTCTGCTTCTCTTTTTGTGGGAGCAGCCGTGTTGCTGCTCCCTGCGTCAAACTTATATATAAAATTATGGCAGCTCCATATATCCGTACAAGCACTTGTCGCCGCAATCCCAGCTGTCGTAATAGTGTCCGTCCACTACAGCTACAACATGGTTGGCAACTTTCAGCAAGTAGTGCCCTTTCGGGTGTGCTGCTGCAAAGCTCTGTACCGTCGGGCGCTTGCTGCCCTTTTCTACGCTGATTGAACGCTTGACGTAGCCGTAGCCTGCAAGTGCTGCATACACGCATTCCGTTTCGTTTGTCATTCGCTTAAGCCTGCGCCCTTGCTTGCAAAGCTCGTCGTAAGCTTCTTCCCAGGTAACGCCCAGCAGCTTCATGAGCGCCCTTACTGTGCAGTCAGCAGCACGCTTGCGCTGTGACTTAAACTCTACCCAAAGTGTTTGTTTCATTGTCGTTGCTTCTATTGTGGGCAGCGCAGCGTGTACGCTGCCCGTGTTAAACTATTATTGTCCTATTCCCTTTCCTGCCAGCACGTCCTGCATCAGCTGGATCGTCTGCTCGTTGCGGTTGATAAGCCGCTTGTAATACTCCAGCACGTTCATCACCTGCCAATAGATGCGCTGCTCGTCGCGTCCGCAGTATGCTTTGAATGTGCGTGCAAGACGTTCTGCGTTGTTACGCTGCAACACTACTGGCTGTGTGCTGAAAGCGATTACTTCCGCTGTTGCGTACCTTTTATCGTCGCAGCCTACGCAGTGGTCAAACGTGTTGCTTACGATTACGTAGCCCTTGGGCTTGCTGTTGATGCGCTCGCGCATTACCTTGTTTGCGTCCTGCATCTGTGTTACGGCTTGCTGCCAAACTTCCATGTCGTACTTCATTGTCGTGTCTATTTATGGTTTGTTACTTTGTCTGTTCTGCCAGCTGGTACAGCTTGTTAAGCAGCTTTGCTACATCGTTGTGGTTGCTGTTGCGCTCGTCAGCCGTGCCGTCCTTCTTGCGCAGTACAATGTCATACTCTGCAAGGAAGCCCGTTAAGTTTTCTGCAAAGCACTTTTCATTGCCGTTAAAGCCCCAGCTGTACATCGTGCCGTAGTCAGTAAGCTCGCTGCTCTCCAGCCCAAACTCGCCTTTGTACGTGTAAAACATATCCTTGCAGGCTTCACGTATCTGTTTCACTGTTTTTCCATACTCGCTGCTGTCAAGAAATGCGCTGTAGGCGTCCAATTCTTCGTCGATGTTCTTAAATACTTGTTTCATTGTCGTATCGCTTTTTGTTAAACTGTACGGCAAAGTTATTAAGAAAAACTATACAAACCTAACAATTACTATACAATTTATGAATGATTAACCCAAAACGCTTAGTATTAACCAACATGAACCTGCAAAGCTGCAATATATAGCGTGTTTTTATTTGTTAAACAATGCGTAAAACCTACCGATTTTGGCAGGTTTTTACTATCTTTGCAAGCGGATTTTAAGCTTTTGGATATGCACAAATACGAACAACAAAACTTGCGCGAAGCTATGCTGTTGCACAAAGAAGTCAGCAGGCAGCTCGCGGACTATTGCCAGGCAGCAGCACACGTACTGCGTATGTCACAGCCCCAAGTATGTACTGACAGCAGCGCGTTCCCTGACGCTGTGCGCGTGTGTCACAGCTACCAAACACTGCGTCTGCTTGCTTCCATTCGCAGCAACGTTGCAGCACTGCTTGCTGCTGATGAAGCTTTTGCAGCAGCGTATGACATCACAAGTGAGGACTGCGTGCCTTGTCAAGCACAGCTGTCCGAAATGCTTTCATCACTTAACCCTAAATACGAAAAAGCAATATGAAAAAATGGATATTTGCGCTGCTGCTGGCAGTGCCGTTTGCCTTTGTGTCTTGCAGCAGTGATAATGAAGAGGAAACAGCAGCAGCTACTACGTCGCCCGTTACAGTGCAGTACCTTACGTCTGTTATGTTTTGGTACTCAATCCCAGAAGATGGACTGCTAACAGAAAAAGCCCTTGCGGACTGCGAGCGTTACAGCTTCCAGCGGATAGGCGACAAGCTGACTGGCACGTACAAGCAGGACAGCAGGCTTGCAGCGGAATCGTTTACGTATGTTGTCAATGCGCCACACGTGGAAGTAACGTTTGAAACGGACAAGTTCAAAACGCTTGTCGTGTACCAGCTCAACAAAGCAGACGGGCAAGGGCTGAAATACTTGCAGATAGACGGCAAGGAGTTTGTGGGTATGCTTAACGGCATAGATATGTGACGTATGAAACAAAGAATGACTGTTGACGACGCAATAAAGATGAGCGCAGCTTGTACATTTAACGATTACGAGTTGAGCAGGCGTATATTGCGGTGTATTGTCAAGCGTGAGTATATAAATGGTGTGCGCCCCGACTATGTAGAGTTTGACACAGAAGATGCAGATTACAAAGCTGCGAAATCGTATTATGAAGCGAATATTAAAGAAGAACAACTGTTGGCTGAAACTTCAAATCTAAACAGCAAAGGAATAGCACTGGAGAAAGAGGGAAAGATTGATGAAGCAATAGCTGTTTATGAACAATGTGCAACACTAGGTTATCGTGCAAGCCATTGTTACGAGCGTCTGCGCATACTTTACAAAAAGCGTAAGGACTACGATAATATGGCTCGTATAATGCGTCGTTGCGGTGAAGTGTACGGAGAGCTCCCTGCCGCTACGGAAGAAATGATACAGCGTAACTTGCCAAAAAACAAACGTGTGCAGTAGTTATCCTGCACACGCTGCCTGCTTAATCATCGGCAAGCTGTTCCTTACAAGCTGTACAATGCGCTTGTGGTACTTGCTCGGGTAGTTCCTGTGCCCGCGTGACTGCTGTATAGTAAAATCAGCCAGCGACACTTCCACCGTTTCCGTGCGTTCTCCGTTGACTTGCGCACTCATAATAAGCGACTGCGGCTTTTTGTAATACGCGTTATCAAAAACGCAGTGCTGCATAACGGCGGCTTCTTCTGCGAACTCCGAAACGTCGCGCAGGACATGAAGCGAAATGCCCTTGCCGTCCGTAAACAGCAGCCCAAGGAACGGCTGCATGCGCTTGATGTACGCTTCGTTATCCATCTTTGCACGCAGCACCTTTTCAAGCTTGCGCTTTTCGTCAAGCTTGCGCTGCTTCTCCGCTTCAATCTTGCGCCAACGCTGCAAGTACAAGTCATGCGCAGCGTGCAAGTCCTTCGGGCAGACGTACACAGCATTATGCACGTCCTTTTTGAGCTTCAGCAGCGTTTGCACGTAGTCACACCAAAGCGTAACGTCCTTTTCAATGTCGTACTTGTGACGCAGCGCAATACGCATGGCTGCAACGAACTCCTTGCTGCCAAATAAGTTGTTTTCCGCACAGTACTTGAACAGCTGCAAGCGTCCTTGCTTGAACAGCGTTTCCGCGTAGGAGCTTGACATGAAAGCACGCACAAAGTTGAACAGCGGCATTTGCAGCTTGTCGAAGTCGTACTGCACGTGTTGCAGTGCAGCGTGCCACTTGCGCACGGTGTACGTGCAAAAGCCCTCGTTGTCTATGCGGTTGATGTAGTGCTCGTCAGGTATGCCGTGTATCTGCATTTCGCTGTCATACACCCAGCGTATGTTGTAGAAGCAGATGTTGCGCTGCTTGGCAACGATGACGTACTTGCCTTCCGCGCCGATCCAACGCTGCATGATTTCCGAAATACGCGTCGATGTTTTCGTGCCACGCTTCCTGCTTTGCGTAATGACGTGGAAGTAGCGCATTACCTGCCACTGCTCCACTGCGTCCATCAGCACAAAGCACTCTATATCGTCCGCACTTTCCTTCTTCGTCTGCGTGATGTGCAGTGTCCGTTTGCAGTGTGGGCAACGCTGCTCGTCCTTGCCGTTGTGCTCAAAGACATGTCCGCAGTGCTGGCACGTCACCTTGCCGTAGCTTGCATGACCCGTGAAGTACGGCACGTGCTTCAACGCCCAGCATCTTTCCTTTGCTGTAAGAGGGCGCAGCTGTTCGCGCAGCTGCATCACCTCGTTATGTGCTTTTGTATGTGGCTTCATAGCTGCTTACCAAAGAGTTTTTCCGTTCTCGTAAATCATTCCGTTCGTTGCAAACGTGCTGCATGTAATTTCTTCAAGTTTGTACATCCATGCGAAGTCTTTAACAGGCGTTATACAGTTCTTGCAGTTGTACAAAGGCCAGTAGAAATCCCGGTGCAATTTATCCAAAAGCACACTGTTTTCTTTTGAAGGCTTTTTCGTGAATTTCTCAAAAACGTCACGCTCGTAAGCGTCAAGCAGCTTGCGCTCCGTTTTTGTCAAGGTGAAAGCTTCACGCACGCTTTGTGGTACAATGGCGAAGTTCAACTCAAATTTGACACCGTTATCGTAGCTCCAGCAGTCACAGTATTTCATGCACACTACTTTGTACAAGCAGCCGTCAAGATTGTAAACCTTATCAGCAACTTGCTTTCCAACATAATCAATCTTTAAGCCAAAGATGTTTTTCAGCGCATTCTCTTCGTCCACTGATGCGCTGATGCGACGCTTTAATGCGTCAACATACATTTCTTGGTAAACTTGTATCTGTGTCATAGCTACATGTCGAATAATGAGGGTTGTGCATACTGTTCTGCCTGCTTCTGTCGCTTCTCCTTGATGCGCTCCAAGCGTCTTTGCTCTGCTTCCTGTGCTTTCTGCTCCGCTTCGCGCAGCTTGCGCACTTGTTCCTGCTTGTACTGCTCGCGTGCTGCTGCATCCAAGCCTGCTTTTTCCTCGTCCGTCAGCTCACGCGGCTTGTACTCCTGCGTGCGAGGGCGGTTGCTCATTATCAGCCCTTGAAAGTTAAGGTTGCCCTTTGCTTTCAGTTCCGGCTCGTCAAAGAAATGCAGGGCGAGCCCGTAAATCTCGCTGTCGTCGTAGCCCATTTTGCCCGTGTCGCGGAAGTCCTGTGCAAGCTTTTCAATCATCCAGTTTGCGCAGTCCTGCACCGTGCGCTTGTCTTTCTTAAGCTTTGCTGCAAACGCTTCGTCCGTTGCAGCCTGCTCGTCCAAAAACGCTTGTATGCGCTCCACAAACGCTTCCGAGCCAATCATCTTCTGCTGTGCCATAGTCGTACTACTGTTTTATGATGTCAATAACTATTTTCTTGGGCTTGCCAACGCAAAGGTCGTCAAAGTCCTTTAACGATTCCTCTACCGCTTCAACCAATGGGGATTTGCTGCACTCTTCCAGCTTAAGCTTTCCTTGTTCTGCAATAAAAGTGATGTTTACTATCATAGCTCTGTTTCCTTAAATAAAATGAGATTACACGCACTTTGCCCTGTGCTCAGTACAAACATGCCAGCTTCCATGTATTGCGCGTGCAGCGCGAAGTAAATGCACGCTGCAAGGCAGCAGACAAACAGCAGCCAAAGGGCAAAGTGCAGTATCTTGTTACTCATGTTCGCTGTCGACGCTGTACTTGTTCAATTCTTCCTCGTCCTCGTCTATCTCCCACAGATGCCAGCAGCACGTATGTACGTTGACAAATTCCTCACGCCGTGGGAATATCTGGGCAACGCTCATATCGTTGGGCATGAACTTGTAGCGCACGTCCTTCAGCTGCTGGTAGCCCAGCGGGAACTTCGCGCTGACGGACAAGTGCCACTTCTTCGCGTCAACCGTTATCAGAATATCCATGCCCTTGTACTTGTACAGCCCTGTCTCGTACACGCCGTACTTGTCAACCATGCGTATGTCACGCACCTTAAGCAGGAAGTCCTTTGGTACTTCCTGCTTGTACTTTTTCAATTCTTGCTCTGTCATAGTTGCTTGCTGTTATTCGTTATCGTTCTTGCTATAGCTGTGCTATTTAGTAAAATCAATCTTGTAGTCAACTTTGCCGTCCTTGTAATACTCGTAATACAACGGCTCGTAGGACGTTTCTTCCGTTTCCGTGTAACACACTATTTTGACAGCAGCAAGCCCAGCGTCAAGGCGCTGTTGCGGGAAGTCGCTATTGTGTGTCCTTCCGTTGAAAGTGTAGCCACAGCCCGGTACGTTTACCTTGCCAATGTGCATGGAAAACTCCTTTGCCTTACGCTTGCACTCGTAGTAGCCGTAACCACCCTCGCACTCGAATGTCACTGTCTCGTAATCGTCCTCAACGCTGCCTGCTACGTGCTGCATCAAGGCTACTTCATAGTACCTTTTCATAGTCCTTACTCGTTATTGTCTGCAAGTACTGATGGATTCTTAAGCTCGCGCTCTGCGTCGCAGTAGGCGTGAAACAGTGTGCTCATAGACTTACCAAAGCCGTGCAGGAAGTCACGCAGCGACGGCACAAGCGTCTTGTTGGCTGCGAACTTTGCAAGCCCTACAAGGTACTGTGTGCGTGTATTGTTGTCCTCGTCCAAGTCAAACGCGCCCAGCGTGCCGTAGTTGAGCTCCCAGCGGGCTTTGTTTCCGTTGAAATAGTCGAGCTCATAGTACACGTCAAAGGTGTGTCCGAAAAGAGCTACAGGCTTTCCTTCCTTGTACTCCTTGACAAGCCCTATAGTCATGCAACGCTCGCCAAAGCTCGTAACGTCGAAGTGTGCGCCGATTACCTGCTGCACTGTAACGCTGGCGTATTGACGTGCGCGTTCCAGCAGCTCCATTTCCTGCTCCCGGATAGACTGCATCTGTGCTTCCTTGTCCTGCTTCCACTGTGCGCCTTCGGGCGTTGCAAACCACTCGTCTCGCTTCTTGTCGCGCTTGTGCTGCTCCAGCGAACGCTTTGCGTTTTCAATGTCCTGTTGCAAGTCTGCTACTGTGCTGTCCTTTGCTTCCTTCCAAAAGCGTCCTGTTTTGCAAAACTCGTCCAAGTTAATCTGCTTGTCCGTTTCACCCTTTACAGCGTAAATGCTGTTTTTGATTGTCAAGTACTCGAAGTACAATTTTTCTTTCTGTGTCATTGTCGTATCTATTAAAAAGTTAAACTTAATGTCGTTTGTCGTAGGGCAAAGTTACGGACTTTGTTTGTAAAAACCTAATAAAACTAAGCAAAACTAAGCATTTTTACCCATACTTAACCCTTGTGCCTGGGAATTAACCGTTGCTTAACCGTTAGCACTTGCAAATACCCACGTACTCGTACACTACTGCCTGCTCGTCGTTATAGCGGCATTCAAACCCGTAGCAATCGTCATCCAGCTCGCCTGCGACGCTATGCCCAAACAGTCCTCCGCCGCTGTTCCTGTCCGCATCGTCGCGCAGCCAGCAGTAAAGTTCGTCAAAGCGTGTGTATGACTGCGGATATAGCTTCTTGTACAATGCAATAGCTTCAAGCAGCTGCTTTTGGTTTTCAATAACGACCTGCTTGCAAGCCTGCCCGCTTCCGTCTATGTCAAGCGCCAGCTCCTTGTGCAGCACTACTTCAAAGTCCATATAGAAGCGGCAGATGCCCAGCAGCAGCGCATGCTTCCCGTCAAAGACAAGCACGTTGTTGATGTTGGGTCGCCATGCCTTGAACACTTTGCCTTGCGGAAAGTGCAAATGCTTGTTTGTTTTACTTCTTACTTCTCTAATCATAGTCAAAATGGTATTGTTCTGTTACTTCCAAATACGAGCATTGCAGCGTCGCGTGAGTGCTCCGTTGTCCTGCCCGTGTAGTGTGTGAGCTGCTTAAACGCTGCTGCTGACATTTTCGTTAAGCCCTGCTGCCGCTGTGGCGCTACCATTTCAAAGCTGATGTGGTAGTCGCGCAAGAAATCTTCCCAAATCTTACTGTCGCGCTTGACGCTTCCAGCACCTTGCAGCTTGTATTGCGAGCGCGGCCCAAACCAGTTGCGCTGCCGTGCGTCCTCGACGCGCACGTAAAACGATGCGTTTTGCTGCTCACACTTCTGCATGAACTGCCAAATGTACAGCAGCGCACGGTGGATCATCGTCGTTTCAACGTGGATGAACAGCTTGCGCCTAATATCCCAGACGGCAATCGCTGTGTTTACGCCCGTGTCTATTCCTATCGCATAGTCGTACTGCTTTGCCGCTGCACGCTCCTTTTCTAACATCTTGTCAAACCTTGTTGCCATTTATTGCTCGTTTTGCTCCTTTGCGCTTGCTGTGCTGCCCTTTTGCGCTGTTTGCTTGCAACGTATCGGGCGAAGCTGCAAAACGCTCTTAAAACCGCTTATTTCACTTTCAACGCCAAGTGCAGCACGTCGTACACTTGCTTTGTCACGTAGAAGTCGTACTGCGACACGCGCAGCACCGGGTACGGGAAATCGGTCTTGACTGCTTGCAGCACTTCCTCGCTGCTGTACACGTCAAAGAACTTCGTCAGGCACTTAAGCAGCTGTTCAACGTACTGCTGCCCGTATGCCTGTTCAATCTTCTGCTGGTGGCGTAGCGCGTACCTCATAGCACAAACTTTATTAACGCCCACACAGCTGCCGCGAGCACTGCCCAGCAGATGCATCCGCAGCCAAGCTCAAACTGTTTTCTTGTTATCTTTTTCATAGTCCATAAATTTTGCTATTGAAAAGTCCACAATCCACTTACCATGCGCTTCGGGCAGCACAGCCAACCCTATCTGCGTAGCCGTTTGGAACTCCAGCTGACAGCCCGCGCTTTTCTCCCAGCCGCGCATCAAATAGATTGACGTACACTTAAGCAACTGCTTCAAATCTTCCCTTATGTGCTCCGACCTGTGCGCATTGGCAGGCAGTCCGTTTTCCATTGGGTTGAAGGTGCGCTTGAATCCACATTCCTGTTCAAGGTACAGCTGTGCTTTCTTGAAAGCTTTTCTGCGTTCCTCAATGTCATAGCCCGTAATTGGGCCGCTGATGTAGATTCTATCCCTCATTTTGCCAAGTCTTTTATGTAGCACCAGCGCACAACGCGCTCGTCCTCGTGGTACAAGTTGTAACGCACATATCCAATGCCCGTGAACTTGGGGCATGACAGCTGTCTGCGCTGTAGCACGATGTACGTCGTTTCCATAGGACTGCCGTACAGCTCGCGGTATATCAGCGCAAGCACAAACGCGCCCTCTGTCGGCTTCTCGTCCGCTGTGTGCCAAAGCTCCTTGTCAATGTCGCTTATCTGCATCCAGCGTTTCACTTTGTTGTAGAACAGCGTAGTGCCGTGCGTGTTGAGCGTGCAGTCCACGCCATGCCCAACCCGCGTATAGCTTGCAACGTCGTAGTCACAGAAGTTGCCGTAGCCGTCAACATACTGCAACAGCACGCGGCTATTCCGTCGCGGCTGCTGCTCTTGTAGTGTGTGCCAGTTGTTACTCATAGCGCATTACTTTTTGTTGATAATACGCTGCCACAAAGAGCGTGACAGCAGCTGCTCAATGCGTTCTGCTTTCTCTGCGTCCGCTTTGCGGTAGTAGTCGCGCTCCGCTTCCGCTTTCTTAGCTTCTGCTTTCGCTGCTGCAAGCTGTTCGGACACACGCTGGCGTTCCTCGTTCATACGCTCGTACATAGCACGATTGTTATTCAGCTGCGTTTGCAGCGTTTCCTTTTCGCTTACAAGTGCATCGTACTTCTGTACCATAGCGTCCGTTGCGAACTTTCCGCAAACAGGACATCTTTTTCTTGTCTGTTCCATACTGTTGTTTGTTATTGGGTTACTTTTTCAAAGATTACATCTGTTCCGTCCTTGCGGTAACAAGCAGCACAGTAGCCAAACCCAGCGGGACGCTGGCATTCGGCATTGCCGCTGCCGTCGTTGAGTGCGCAGCATTCGCAATCCCTGCCGTCCGCTACTACGCAGCGGTACTTGCAGCCGTTAATCTCGCGTTCCTCGCCGACGGCTATCTCACGAATTTCTTCTTCCTGCTGCTGCTTTTCCTGCTGCTCTGGGTACAGCGCGTTCACAAGCTCGTCCGCATATTCAGCAGCCGTCTTTGCCACCCACGCTTCCGTGTCTATGCCGTCCTGTGCTGCCTTGCTGTAGATTGTCTGTAGAATCTGCGTGTTGCTCATTGTCGTTATCAGCCCTTGCATGGCAGCTATGGCAGCACGCTCGCGCAGATCATTGTGGTTTACTTTGCTCATTGTTCGTCCTCCTGCTTGTTTTTGTTGTTTGCTGCATTGCCGTCCGCAAACTGTATGGCAGCAGCTATCATATTGCCGCTTTCAATCTTGTTGGCTATAATCTGCACTCCGTTTGCAGCGTTTGCATCCTCGTACAGCTTGATAGTAATGCCTTTTGGGCAGTAACGCTTGTACATCTTGTCTGCAAAGCGTGTCAGCCTGTGCTCAATGTCCGTAATGCGGCAACGCTGGAACTCAAACGCCAAGTCCTCGTACTTTGAAATGGACTTGATGCGTGCGTCGCACAGCTGGCACGCATACCAGGCAAGCGAGCGTGCTGTTTCCAGCAGCGCAAGCAGCTCGTACTTTGGCAGTTTGTTTTTCATAAACTGCATCTGTACGGCGTTGCGGTACAGGAAGATGTCGTTACGCAGCTTTTCCGAAACGTAGTCCATCATGTCGTACAGATAATATCCGTAGTTCCTTGCCACTTTGTCAAGGCGCTGCTCGTACAGCGTGCGCGAGCCTTCCAGCATTTCTATTTCGTGCTTCTCCGTGAAGCGGTAAATGTCCGTGTCATTGCGTACTGCTGCAACTAAATCCACGACCAAGCTGCCTACGATGTCGTTGATGAAGAATACGCTGTAGAACGTTGCAATCGCCGTCATGCGCTGCTCCCGTTCCTCGGGCGTTTCCGTCTTGCGCTTCTCCATAGCAGCGTCGCGCAGGCGTGTATGTTCTAACCGCTTTGCATACACAGTACGTTGCAGCTTCTTGACTTCCTGCTGCACACGCTGCTCAAATTTTTTCAGTTTTTTTGTCGTTGATGTCATACTCTACTGCCAATTTTTGAATGATGTGCGCTCTATAACACACTTTCCGTTTTCGTACTTGCCATTACCTTTCTTTGGTGACAGTACGTTCCAAAGTGCAGCCAAGCAAATGCCAAGTTCGCTGCTGCTGTGCTGCTTGTAGATTTCAGCACAGCTTTTGAAATACTGCGTATTGCCCGACTGCTTGAATAACACTTTTACTGCTGTCATTGCTCCTTTATTTGTTCTGTCAGCTGCTTTTGCGTTTCCGCTATAAGCGTGTCAAGCAGCGTATTGATAACGTTTCTGTTGCTGATAAGCACCGCGCCAGCAGTGCTGTTGAGCTGGATGCTCTCAACAGCATTGCTTTGGCGCAGCGTTGTGTACTGTTCCTGCAACTCGCGTAATACTTTGATATTGCCCATAGTTGCATTCGCGTTTACTGTTCCACTTCCGGCTTGTCGCTGTGCTCGCACTCGAACACGTCCATGATAGGCGTTTCGGCAACGCTGGCTATCACGTAGTCAATCATCGTGCCGCCCATCACTTCGTGGATGCCCTTGACAGCAGCGTCAAACGTAGCTGCCTGCACAAGGTAGTACGCATTACTGCGTTTCTCTTTCTCCGTGTGCTCGTCAATCGTGATGAACTGGAGCTTTGCCTTGTACCAGCGGTCAGCATTTGCATCGTCGCTGAAAAAGATTTCCGTGTAGCTTGCGGGCACAATACCCTTGACATCAAACTCGCCGCTGATATAGCTGCTCATTTCCTCAATGATACGCTCTTCCGCTTCTGTGTGAGAAAGCGCGTTCACAACATACTTTTCGGACACCTTTTTCTGCAAGCCGTCCTCCATTGTCTTTTCGTAGCGGATTTTGGTTTCAAACCAATTCGCTGTCCTTGTTCTCATTGCCATAGTCGTTACTGTTGTTTAGAATGGTAAATCGTCCTGCTGCTCCTGCGGCATTTCAACTGCTGGAGCTGCAAACTGCGTTGCTCCGTTCTGCCTGATGATAGGCTTCATGTCACCTAAGAAAGGTGCAGCGTCAAGTTCCTCTTTGGAATGGCTCTCGCGGAAAGCCTTGCTAAAGGACTGCTTGACGTAATGGGTATGCCCGTACTGCGAAGCCTGCTGGCGTTCCCATACGTTAATACCGAAGTACACGGAACGGGGCTTGGTGCTGCCGTCCTCACATTTCACATAGAGGTCGTTGTCGTCGATAGGAATGACAACGCATCTTTTCTTTGTTTCCTTGCCCAGCGTAACAACGCAAGCGTTGCGCAGCTTAAGCAAATCCACACTTCCTTGTAGGTCGCTCATCTTTTTGCTGTTTTTATTGTTAATACTACGTGGCTCAATACCGCCACAAATCCTTTGTTTCCTTTGTTACAAGCTCTGCGTGCCACGGCTTGCCCTTAAGCGAGGGCTTCTGCTGTTCCACGTATTGCTCCAGCTGTCCTTTTTGAAGCTGAAATACGGGCTTGTCGCCGTCGTAGGCAACGGGTAGTCCAAGCGGCATCTGCATCGTGCATACCCAACGCTCTTTCAGCATAACGTCGAACTTCAACGTTGCGGGCTTGTGGCAGGTGGGGGGGGGGTAGTTTCGCGCTGTCTTGCGCTGTACCGCGTTTTATATCCTTGTCTGTAATACATATCGCTTGCTGCTGTTTTAACGCGGACAGCGCACGCAAAACGCCCGCTGCCCGCTGCTGTTGTCTTACACGTAAAGCTCGTATTCCTGCATGAACTGATTCATGCGCTGCACCTGCGGCAGTATCATGTTCTGGTCAACTATCGTAGGCTTGTACAGCTCTGTTGCGCTGTTGTAGAAATCCCAGGCAGTAATCATTCCCTGCTCCTTCTGCTTCAACAGCAGCAGCTCCGTGAACTTGTTAATCTGCATACCGTTCAGTGGGTACACACCGCCCTGCTGGTTGCGGATTTTCTTGTTCTCCGTGTCGTAGGTTACACGCAGCGTTACAAGAATGCCCAGCACTGTGTAAATCTGCTCTGCCGTCAGCACGCTGTGCTTCATGCGCTCGATTGTTTCCTGCTCCGTGATGAAGATGTGCTCCGCGCTTGTCAGCCAGCCGCCAATCGTTTGCATAATGCCTTCAAGATTCGTCTTTTCCTTGCTGCCCTTGGCGTAGCGGAAAGCACCCGTTGAGTAGTCGCTGACGAACTGTCCGCTGCCCATGATGTTCTGATTGTGGCACACCTTAACCATGCTGCCGAAGCCCACCTGTATGCCTTTCTGCGTGTAGCTGATAGCAAGGTTTGTTGTCAGCTCGGGCGTGTCGAAGTTCTTAAGCCGCACGTTGGCGTACACCCTGCGAAGCGCGTGTGCTTCAATAGCACGCTCGCCGTACTTTGCTTCCAGCTCGGGGAACAGCGAGACACCGTTTGCCTGCTTGTCCCGGTTGTTCGTTGCAAACAAGTCGTACACTTCTGCATCGTAGCCGTGCTGTGCTGCTAAGTCAAGCACCTGCTGGATAAGCTCGAAGTGGTAGATGCCGTGCGGCTTGCTGCGATCATCACCGCGATTCTCGATGTTGGTACGCTTAAGCTGTTCCAACGTCAACGTCTGCACCTTTGCTTTCTCGAAGTCAAAGAACTGGTTTTCGTTGCGTACTTCCTGTACTGCTGCTACGGGTGCAGCTTCCATTACCTGCGGCTGTGCGCCAAATGTGTTACTGATTTTCATTGTCGTTACGATTTTAATTGTTATACACTAAGTTGTTACTGAAATGTTGTTACTGTTGTCTGTAGGCTTCTGCCAGCAGCTCGTACTTGTCTGCGTAGCTTGTTACGATGAACTCCTGCCTTACCGTTGTGTACTGCGGCAGCACTTCCTTTTTGTAGTACAGCCACTTGGGCATGATGCAGTCCACTTTGTTGCTGTCGCTACGGCTTTCCTCAATCTCAATCTTGGAAAGCGGCACCCACTCCTTTACTGTGCTGCTTTCCTGCTCGTCGCTGACAAGTGCAAGCAGCACTGCCTTGTCCGTGCGTGTCTCAACTTGCGCCTTGTCAAGCTGGAACAAAACCATCGTTGTCGTTACTTCCATATCGTCGTACTGTTTTAGTGTAATTACCCTTGTATTGCGTAGGCTATCCAAAGCCAAAAGTACATGATTGCGAACATTGCTATCACGCTGGCGAAGCCGCCTATGAACTCCTTGCGCTCGTGCTTGTCGCGCATAATTTCCTTGAAGTCGTTGTAAATATGCTTGTACATAGTTGTATCTGTTGTGCAGGGCAGGCGTGCCCGCCCTGCGGGTTAGTGTTATGCTGCTTTTAAGTATTTCTTAAGCTCGTAGATTACCGTACCCAGCTGCTTGTAGTCTCTTACTTCGTGTCCGAAGAACGGCTCTATATGCAGCTCGCTAAGTTCAATGCCTGCACTTTGTACAAGCTGCTTCTGCTTGTCGGTCAGCACGTCGTCGGCACGCTTGCAGCATGTTTCCCAATCAGCGCCGTCGTAGCGTTCAACAATGCGCCAAAGGCTCTCGCGCCTTGACTGCTCCGCTGCCTGCTGCTTCGCTTCTTCCTTTGAGCGTGCTACGCGCTCCTTGTTCATCAGCACCCACAAGCGGCAAAACTCATCCTTGTCAACGTCGCTTGCCATGTACACAGCTTCAATGTGCGCGTATTCCTCTGCGCTTACTTGTACTTTTGTTCTCGTTGTAAATTCGCTCTGTAACATTGTCGTTTCTTTTTAAGTTGTTAAACTGTTGTTTGTCGTTTACAAGGGCAAAGTTATTAAGTTTTTTGCAATAAACCTAATAATCACTATAAAAAAGTAAGCGTTTTTAATTTGTTTAACCCAAATACTAAGCAAAACTATATTTTGTTTACATTTGTTTCCACTTTTGAGCTACAAATGCGGCACAAAAGCAGGGCGTTTTGTAAGCGGAACTAAGTGTTAAAGAATCGGGTGTTTAGCGTTAAAGGGTTTTGCGAAACGTTAAATTTCGCGTTTACTTCTCTTTTAGTTATTGATTTACAGGCAGTTACAATTAAGCCCCATGCAAGGTCTTAAGGATAAGGATATATATAAATATATTATTATTTAATTATAATACGTTGATAATAAATTACTTAGGATAGTGCGCGTATGCGTGCGTATATGCGCGTATAGACACAAATAAAACTACAGCTGTAAATACAAAAAAGTCGCCGATGCCTAAAAATCGCTGCCAAACACGTAACTTTGCAGCTGCTTATGAGCTGGGAAAAGTGGATAATACAAAGGCGTAACGAGCTGCTGGCGAACAGCAGCGACGCGGAAAAGGCAGCTTTCGCACTGTTGCAGAAGCTGGGTTATGACGTTGTGCGGCAGTACCCCATACAGACGGGAAAGCGCACGTACTTTGCAGACCTCTACATTCCCTCGCGTCGCTGCATCGTGGAAATAGACGGGGGCTACCACAACACACGTCAGCAGCACAGAAAGGACACAAACAGAAGTCAGGGCTTGTGGCGGCTGGGGCTGCATGTGTTGCGCTTAAGCAACCATGACGCACGCTCCGCTACTGCTATCAAAGCAAAATTAAAGCTCCTACAGCGTTAAAAGGACTTCACCCGAACAACTTACTGCTTCCAGCGTAAAACGCCCCCAAAACGACGGCAAACGACGTTTTGCGCTGTTTTTTTGTGCTGTTTACACAAACAGCGTGCCATTGTTTACACGTAAACCTATACAAAACTAATAACACGTCTTACTTTTGCTTAACTTTGCTGCGACAAATTCATTTTCAAACTAAAAAATCGTAGCATTATGACAATTAAAGAACGGGCGCTTGCTGCCGTCAAGACTGCTTACGCGAAGTATGGCTTGAAAGCAGAGGAACTCGACAAGATTGCAAACAACATTGCTGGCGGTCTCACAGACGAGACAACTGACGATGTGCTGAACGCTGCCGTTAAAGCAGCAGAGTTTTACGCTGAAATGATGCAGTCAGTAGGGAATAGAAAACAAGGTGAAATCGAAAAGAAGTACGAGGGATGGATTGACCCGAAGGCAACGCCTACGCCGACACCCACACCTACGCCAACTCCAACGCCTACACCAACGCCTGCGCCCTCACCGACACCTGCACCCACTCCAGCACCAACCCCGACACCTGCGCCCGCGCCGCTTACAGAGGAACGGATTACGCAGCTTATCAAGGAGGGTATCGCACAAGGACTTGCACCTCTTGCACAACAGCGCGAGACGGAACGCCTTGCAGGACTGCTTGCCAACAGCGCAGACCTTAAGGACGTACCCGCGAGCTTCCGAAACAAGTACGTGCTTGACAAGGAGGAAAACCTTGCACAGCTTGTACAGACTATCAAGACGGACTACACTGCCCTTAAGCAGGAAATGTTCAAGACTGGTACTATCGTGGAAGCTCCACAGCCTGCAACGCCTGCAAGCGAGAACCAGGCTATGATTGATATGTTCAAGAAAGTGAACGAGGTGGAAGCACCCGCTGCTCCTGCCGCAAAGTAACAAAGTAGAACCAAAGTAAAGTAAGCAACTATGGAAATAGGAACTAAGACATTTGACAGCCAGCAGGGCGCTATGTGGGACGTTAAGTCTTGCGTCCGCAGCATTGCAGGTCTTAACTTCGACAAGACCTGCCTGCCCGACGGTGTGGAGTTTCTGCCCAAGGGCGTTGTGCTTGCTTCCAAGCTGACTGCCGCTGGCTACGTTGCCGTGCTGGTAAAGACTGCCACTGTAGCCGCAAACGCTGCAAAGGACGCTACCACGCTCAACGTCGCAAAGGGTCATGCCCTTAAGGTCGGCGACAAGATTGCAGGCAGCACAATATCCGCTATTGACAAGTCCAACACGGACTATGACGCTCTGACTATCACGGCACTGGGTAAGGCTGTGACAAAGGACACTGTGCTCAACGACGACAACGTAGACAACATTCTCGGCTTGAACTATGCCCGTACCAAGATGGATGCGTACCCAAGCGTTACGTACACCGTGCAGGCATACGAGATTGACGAGAGCACGCTGCCGTTCCCGATTAACGACACTATCAAGGAGAAGCTGACTTCGCGCCACCACTTCGCGCTGAACTACGCCACCCACTCCTAACAGTGTGCAGTTCTAAACTCTAAAACGCAAAACAGTTATGACAATAATTGAGAAACTGACTGAACAGGAGGTATTTGATGCCTTCATTCAGGAAAACATGAAGACCTCAACGTACCAGTCTGTAGCAAAGCCCGAGCTTGACGTGGAGTATTGCGCCAGCAAGGCTTATGCAGCTTACGTTGCAGAGTATGCCGCTGCAATGGCTGGCTCGGTTGTTGACAAGAATGCCAACAAGCCGTTGCACGTTATGCCGGAGGCAAGCTACCTCTACGGTAAGATTGTCCGCATGGCTGACGAGTGGCAGATGGACAACGAGCGTCTCGACCAGTACTTCCTCATGGAACGCCGCTACCGCGACAAGCAGGCTAACTACACGCCCGAGCAGCGCGTAGCCGAGTACCGCAAGATCGTGAAGTTCCTCTTTGACCCCTACGAGAAGGCTGTCATTGCTCCTTGGAAGCGTATTGACATCAGCTACTTCGAGGGTCTGTTCAACGGCATGCAGGACGTTACGCTGGATAATAACAGCAAGTCGGGTGTCCGTTACGCCCTTGACCTCGGCATCAAGCGTTTCTACGCAAAGACTGCCGCATGGGGCACTGCTGAAGCTACTCCTATCGCCGACATTGAGCAGGTATGCGAGTATGCCGAGACTATCGGCAAGCCCATTCTGCGCATCCGTATGTCGCGTGCTACCTACGTGAAGATGTGCAAGGCTTCGGAAATCCAGACGAAGTTTGTGCTGAAGCTGTCAAAGGCTGACGTGAACCCTGTACAGCCGAGCATCGTTCCCCTCAACACGCTCAACGAGTACCTGGAGAGCATCGAGCTGCCCGCTATCGAGATTGAGAAGCCCAAGTTTGTGCTGCTGCCTAACAACACCAGCATGAACATGATTCCCGCCGACCGCGTGTGCTTCATGTTCGCGCCCAAGGTTGCTGTCCTTAAGGTCAGCGAGGGCGTGGAGACCATCGACCGCCTGCCCAACAAGCAGTACAGCACCTACGAGGACAACCTTGTCGGTAACTACCGTACTTCCGAGGGCCGTTTCGTTGACTACGAAATGTGGGCTACTCCCGTATTCACGGGCAAGAAGGACTACGCTATTCTTGACACGAGCAGGACTTCGGCGTAGTGGAACGTAATGCAGCAAGCTAAGACAGTATGACAATACGTGAAGCAATAGCAGCAAGCATAGAGCCTTATTCGCTGTCCGACGAGGCAGTGGATAAGGCTGCTATGGATGCCTTTTACCGCTTTGGCGGCGAAGAAAGCGTTGACACGTCAACGGACTATTCGCCGACGATGAAGAAGCCGTGCGGCTTTGCTGCTATGCTGCTGCTTCGTCAAGTTATCACGCTGCAAGCAGAAAACATTGGCGGCATTTCCAACACGTACAAAAAGGACGTGGAGGACTTGATAAAGGGCATTGCCAAGGACATTGGCGTGAACCCCGACCTTGTGCTTGACGGCGACGGTGACAACGTTGTTACGTACTGTCCCGTGTGGTAATATTCGCAGTGTAAAGCATATCGTATGAAGTTTGACGACAAGCTGTTTGTGCAGCAAGTGACAGAGGGCGGTTATGACGAGGACTTGAACCCTATTGAGCCAACGACTGAATGGGTTGAGTTCGGCAAGTGCATTATCCTACCCAACACGCGGGCTGTGAAAACAACGCTTGCAGACGGGAGCGAGTATGTATATCAGTACGAAATAGTAGCCACATTAAAGAAGCAGCACTACCGCGACGCGCTCATTCCGAAAGAGGGGCAGCAGGTGCGCTTCGTGAAAAAGGACGGAACGATTGACAAGGAAGCAACAGTGCAGGGCTTTCTCACGCTTAAGCAGCGGTACTTAAAAATCTGGATATAGCTATGTCGTTAGTACAGTTACGTCTCAATGGGCTTGCAGCTTTGCAGCAACGCTTGAAACAGGCACGTGACGAGCTGATAGACGAGCTGACGGACATCTTAAAGAAGCTGGGCGAGGATGCGGCAACGCACGCAAAGCTTCACAAAGGATATAAAGACCGCACGGCAAACCTAAAGAACAGTATCAGCTATGCGCTGTACTTCGACGGCGAGCCGATTGTCAAGGCAGTGGGAAAGGTGCAAGCGGACGCACAGCAGAGCGTCAATGAACGCTTTGAAGCGTATGCGAGCGAGCACGTACAGCCCAAGGGCTTCACGATAATTGTCGTTGCAGGAATGTCTTATGCACAGCACGTAGAACACAAGGGCTACAATGTGCTGTACTTGACACGCGATTTCCTGCAAAACGAGCTGAAACAGATTGTGCTGGAAACAATAGAGGACTTAAAGACACGTGACGTATGACAGGACTACAAGCAGTGACAGCAGTCGCAAAGTACATCAACGCTGCAACCCCGTCTGTCTTTGGCAGCAAAGCGGGTAAGGTGTTCAAGTACGAAAAGGAAAAGGGCTACAGCGGCGAGTATATTGCCGTAAACAACCTGCCTTTCATCCACCGCGACGCAGTGCAGGTATGCACCGTAAACGTCAACGTCCACGTCCCCAAACAGCCCAAGACGGAACAGCCCGATACTAAGCGGCTGGAGCAGATAGTAGCGGCAGTCGTTGCGTTGTTCGACACAGCAGACGGAGCTTTCATAGACGGTGCTTACTACAAGTACTTTTCCGATTCCCGTCCCGTGCTTGACAACGACGATACCTACTACTGCAACGTCGAGCTTGACTGCACCTTTAACAACTTGAAAAGAGTAACAGAAACAACTTAAAGAAAGGACTGAAATATGAAAGATGGAGTTTACGGCATTGAGAGCGTAAAGCTCGCCGACCCCGTTGTAGGTGGTTTCCCTACTGCTTTCAGCGGTTACGCCTTTAAGGCTATCGTGAAGGACAGCTTGCAGTTCAACGATCAGGCTGCTGGCACTACCGACATCGAGATTGAGGACAGCGACGACCCGTATGCAGTGCTGGAAAGCAGTGCCGCACAGAAGGGCTTCACGCTGCAAATCTACGACTTGTCCGAAGCCGCCTACTCTGCACTGCTTGGCTACACCAAGGCTACGGGCGAGAAGTGGAACGTCGAGCCTGCCACCAAGCAGACGCTTGAAAAGGCTGTGCAGATTGTCACCAAGACCTTTGGCGACTTCCCGAGCAAGACATTCGAGTGGGCGCGTATGCGCATTGACGTGACCAAGGCTGGCACTATCGGTAAGAGCGGATTCCCCAACCTTACCGCAACGTTCCGCCAGTTGGTACACACTGACGCAAACGGCAACGCCGTGGGCGGCGCACGCTGGGCTAAGACCGCAGACATTACCACCCCTGGCGGTTAAGTCTGCGTAACACTTGAAGCGACAAAATGGGCGGTGTGGAGCGTGAACAGCGAGCCGCACCGCCTTTTTCTTAGGAAAGCTGACAGAAAAAAGTTAAGTTTATGGAAAGCGAAAAGAAACAGCAAGTAAGCGACACCTTGCAGGAAACGGCAACGCCTATCAAAGTGGGCTTGTTCAAGTTCCTCGTCAAGCAGCCTACGCTTGGGCAGATATACGATATGGGCGCAGTAGCTATCAATATACAAGATGCAGACCTGCGCGAGAAAATGGAAAGCGCACAGCGCGTCAACGTCATTGCGGAAGCTATCACACACTATAACGACGCTCGCATCATGCAGCAGGTTTTCATGATACTGCTGTTCCGTCGCAAGCTGTGGCGCTGGGCGTGGAAGCGTTATATCCTGCACCGCTTGACCGTTGACAAGTTCAACGAGCTTGTGGCAATCGTAGGCAGGAGCTTCAACATAAATTTTTTCTTGACCTCTATAATTTTCCTCAAGCAGACGACGAAGATAACGGAGCCCAAGCAAACGACAGCCCATGGGCAACAGTCGGAGGCGTGATGAAATACTTCCGTATGAGTTACGAGGAGGTCGTATTTAGGCGCTCATACATCAACATTATGCTGCTCAACAAGGCAATACCAAACTTCAAGTCCAGCAGCAAGGACGCAGAGGACGGCACGCCAAGCAGCAAAAAAGGAAGCGAACGTGCATCAGCAGGCGTTAAGCACGTCAAGCCGCAAGGCGGGCACGCAAACACTTTCTTCCAACAATTCATGTAACAACGAAGCATTATGGCAGAGGACGTATTAGGCATTACTGGTATAGTCAATATTGACGACATAAAGAAAACGTTTGACGCGCTGATAAGCGACCTTGACAGGCTTGGCGCGGAAACGGACGTTATCAGTGCTCGCATGTCGAAGGCACTGACGGACATTGCAAACAGCAGCGAAAAGGACTTGGCGGCAAAGACGAAAGCTGCTATGCAGGTACTCAACGACGCTATTGCGCAGACAAACAAGCAGCTGACTACTACGCCCGAAATGCTTAAGAACGCGGAGCAGGAAGCAACGCGCTTGCAGGGCGCTGTGTCTAAGCTGGAAAGCGAGCTTGGCAAGACCGTTGTAGGCTCTAAGGAGTTCGACGAGCTTAAGCAGCAGCTGGAAAGCGAGCGCGAAACGCTGCGGTTGCAGACTGCGGACGTTGCGGATATGCGTGCAGCGCATGAGCACGCAGCAGCTACGGTTGACAAGCTGCAAAGCATGTACGACACGTTTATATCTTCGCTACAAGGCGCGAACGAAGCGCAGTACGAGCAACAGCAAGCTACCACTGATGCAACGCAGGCACAGCGCGAACAAACGCAGGCTACGGAGCAGGCAACGGAAGCTGCTCGTGAACACGTGCAGTCGGCAAAGGACGAAGCGGAAGCACAAAAGGACATAAAAGCTGCCATTACTGACACGCAAAAGACGATTGACAGCCTTGTAGAGAAGCAGGAAGCGGCACAAAAGCGCATGGAAAAGCTACGCGAGAACATGAAGGCATGGGCTTCGCGTGGAATTGAAGGTGGATATGTCACGCAAACGGGCGAAGGAAAGTACAAAGCTGACAAGAATGCTGCTGGCTACAACGAAAACGTTGTGGCGCACATGCAGAAGATAGCAAAGGAATACAACGAGCTTAAGAAGTCGCTGCAAGAGTACCGCGACGAGGAAGCTCTTGCCCGTCAAGGGCTGGATGCGCTGAATGCAAGCTTGAAGGAGCACGAGCAGCAGACACAACAGACAACGCAGGCGCATGAGCAAGTGAAGCAGACAAGCCCACGGCAGGAGCTTATGAACCTGCGTAACGAGATAACCATGCTTACTTTGCAGTGGCGCGAAATGACGGACGCGGAGCGTGCCAGTGCAGAGGGGCAGGAACTAAAAAAGAAGCTTGACGAGCTTTCCGCAAAAGCTGCTAACCTGCAAGACGCTTTCGGTGACGTGCAGGAGCAGATTAAGAACGATGCAAACGATACTGCTGCTTTTTCAGCTGTAACGCAAGGTCTTAACTTGCTTATATCAGGCTTTGGTGCTGCCGAGGGTGCTGCTGCTGCTTTCGGCATGAGCGAGGAAGAATTGGCGCGTGCGCAGACTGTCATACAAGGCTCGCTTGCTGCAACAAACTTCCTCACGGAAGCAGGTAATGCGCTTCAAGGGCAAAGTGCATTGATGCGTGGTATCAGCACAATACAGACGTGGGCAGCTGCAAAAGCTATTGACATGGAAACAGCTGCAAAGGGGCGTAACATTGTTGCAACGAAAGCGGCTACAGTTGCGCAAGGTATCTTCAATGCCATTGCCAAAGCAAACCCGTATGTGCTACTTGCCACTGCCATTATTACTGTTGTAGGCGCACTTGCTGCCTTTGCCATAGGCTCGGAGAAAGCAAAGAAAGCGGAAGAGGAATTGCAGCGCGTGCAGGAAGCACAGAAAGCTTTCTATGAAACGTACAACAGTACGCTGACAAGCTCGATAGAAAAGTACCGCGACTTGGAGCACGCCTACAAACGGCTAAAGTCCGAAAAGGAAAAAACAAAGTGGATAAAGGACAACAAGGACAAGTTTCATGAGCTTGGCTTGGAGCTTAAGGACATTCACGATACGGAAACTGTGTTTGCGCAGAACACAGACCAAATCATCAAAGCATTCGACTTGCGTGCGCGTGCTGCTGCCTATGCTGCCCAGATTACAAAGCTGTACAATGATGCGCTTGCAGGACAGGAATACAAGGTAGGTGACAAGATAAGCGAAAGCAAGTTCAAAGAGCTTTTCCCCGCGTATGCTGGCTTCAAGAACCATATTGGCGACACGCAGTACGCAAACATGGTAGGTGGCATCTTCTCGGATGATTTCTATCTTAGCGAGGAAGGTGTGCGCGAGCTTAACCGCCGTGCTATGGAAGCAGCGGAAAAGTCCGCAGAAGCACTACGCAAGGAGCGTGACGAAATGAACGAGCAGGCGCAGGCTATTCTTGACGGGCTTAAGGTAAAGACTTACGACCCAAACGACCCTGACAAGGACACACGCGACAAGCCTACAGTAAAGAACGAGCCAAAATACAAGTCCGCTGCGGAGCTTAACGACGAGCTGCTGAAGCTTACACAGGAGCGCGTGGAGCGTGAGCTGGAAGCAGAAAAGGAAGGAACAAAACGTTGGGAGCAGCTGATGCGTGAGCGTATTGCGCTGCAAGCGGAAGCAGACAGGCGTGCAGTACAGAAGGCAAGTGACGAAGCCGTTGCAGACCTTGACGCAAGCTACAAAGGCGGTAAGAGCGGATTGAATGAGCAGCAGTACACGGAGCGACGCGCACAGCTGCAACAGCAGGCAGCGGACGCAATCGTAGCAATCAACGCAAAGCAGAACGCGGACATTGCAGCCATAGAGCAGGAACGGCAAAGGGCAGAGCTTGCATCTATGCTTGACTACCTAAAGCAGTACGGCTCTATACAGCAGCAGAAGTACGCTATTGCCAAGGAGTACGACGAAAAGATTGCCAAGGAGCAGGACGAATACAGACGCAAGGCACTGGAAGCTGAAAAGCAGTCGCGCCTTGCACAGATGAACGCGCAAAACCTCGCACAGAACATAAATTGGGGACAGATGTTCAGCGGTGTGGGTAACGTGCTGCAAGGCATAGCACAGGAAACGTTGAAAAAAGTCAGTGACTACATGAAAACTGACGAGTACAAGAAACTTTCCCCTACGGACAAAAAGACATATCAAGAGCTACGCACACAGCTTGTTGACGCTGGCGGCATAAGCGCAAGCAATCCTTTCAGCGGGCAAGTGTGGAAAGAGATTGGTGATGCAGCACAGCGTTATCGCAACAGCGTATTGAACCTTAACAAGGCAAACGAGCGTGCAGAGCAGATACGCGAGCAGCTGACGCAAGCGGAACAGGCTGCTGCAAGCAACCCGACAAATAAAGGCTTGCAGGATAATGTTGCACAACTACGCAAGCAGCTGGACGAAGCAGGAACAGCCGTCAACGATGCGCAGACGGAATACGTGGAGTCGCAGGAGGATTTGCGCACTAAGACGGAAAGCGTTGCCAAAGGCTTCAACAACTTCAACACCATACTTGGGCAGATAACGTCCGGCTCTTTGTCGGGCTTTGCCACTGCTGTAGGCAATATCATAAAGAAGATTAGCGGCAGCAACGATGAAGTGGCAACGAACTTTGGAGAGCTGTTTGGCGAAGCAGGCAAGCAGATAGGCGGTCTTGTTGGTGCTATCCTGCAAATTATAGACATACTCGGAACAGAACCCGCAAAGTTCATAGACGATTTGCTTGCAAAGGTTGCCGATGTGCTGGAAGCTGTGCTGTCACAGCTGCCCGAAATCATTGCATCCGCTATCAAGGGCGTGGGCAACATTGTAGGCAGTATCTTTACAGGACTTGCGGAAGGTGTTGCAAGCTTGTTTGGCGGTGGTGCAGACAACAGCGCATACGAGGAAGCTGTGGATAAGTGGGGGCATATCCTCAACACTTGGGAGGATAACCTGAAGTACGAAAAGCAACTCATGGAAAAGGCGTATGGCGGTGACTTGCTTAACTTGCAGAAGGAAACGATGCAGGGATTAAAAAACGCGCAAGCAGCAGCAGCAGAGATTTATCGCGGCTGGGCAGGGAGCGGCGCTGGATGGTTTTCGCATTCCAATGGTTACAACGTCAATGAAGATACGGATTGGGGCGCACTTGTAGCAAACAACCCCGATATTGCAAAGCAAGTTGGTGTGCAAAGCTATAACTTTTTTGGAAGAACCTTTTATGGTGGTGGAAGCGTGGATAACTTGTTTAATTTAGACTGGCGTGAGCTTGAAAAACTAAAGTACAGCAACACCAAGTTTTGGCAGTCGCTGCATGGCGAAGCACAGAAGTATCTCGAACAGTTCATTGAAGCAGGCAAGGCAATGGAGGAAGTGCAGCAGGCAACCTGGGAAAAGCTTACCACTACAACTTCCGACAACGTGTTTGACAGCTTCCTTAACTCGCTGTATGAGCTTGCCAACAAGTCGGAAGATGTGTTCGACGACATATCAAAAAGCTGGCAGGATATGGTCAATAAAATGGTTATCAACAACCTTATTGGCGAGAGCTTCCAGCAGGACTTGAACAGTTGGTATGAACGGCTTGCAAAGCTTAACGAGCGGCGCAACAATGGAGAGATAGACAACGCTACGTATGCGCGTCAGCTGGAGCAGCTAAGGCAGGAGTACGACAACTATGTTAAGAAAGCACAGCAGCAAGTGGAGGACTTGCGCGACGCAGGCATTATCGCTTCCACTTCTGACGAACAGCAGTTTGAGCAGGAAGCGAGCAGCAAGTCATGGCAAACGATGTCACAGGACACAGCGGAAGAGCTTAACGGGCGCTTCACGGCCTTGTATGAGTGCGGCTTGCAGCTGCTTGACTTAAGCGTGCAGCGTAACGAGCTGCTGACATTTGTAACGGCTGATGTTTCTGCTTTGAAGCAGTACACACAGCAGATACAAGGTAATGTTTCGGAACTGCTGGACGTGCAGCTTGAAAGCCTTACGCACTTGCAGAATATAGACATGCACACTGAACCGCTGCCCGACATGGCAACAGTGATAGAAAAGATTTACAACGCAGTAAAGAACGTAAACAAAAAGTAAGAAGTATGATAAGCGGACAAGCATACATCAACGACGTGGACGTTGCCAACTACGGGGCAACGTTCATTCGCGGCTGGTACGAAGCACTGCTTACTCCAGCCCCGACAAAGCAGTACATCAGTAACAACTCGCGCTTGGAGCACGGCATCCGCGTCGTAGCCAATGAGCAGAACACGAAGCTTGACAAGCGCGAAGTGCAGCTGCAAGTAATGATTGAGGGAGCGACGCAGGCTGCATACTTGCAGAACTACGAAAGTTTCCTTGCTGCTATCACGAAAGGGCTGTTTTCGCTGCGTGTTCCCGCCTTAAACAATAGAACGTATAAACTTGTTTACACGAGCTGCACAAAATACGGAAATTACGGCTTGAAAAAGGGTATCTTTACGCTCAAATTCACAGAGCCCAATCCAAAGGCAGCAGTAAATGATTGAAAACTTTACGATAAAACGCAGGAACAGCAGCGGTGTTGTAAGCAACGTTTTCAGCTCCGTGCTTAATGCTGGCTCGTTAGTTCACCGGGAACTAATGAGCGAGCATTACGTGCAGCTTGCGTTTACGACGGCAGAGCCCGTCTATTTCAAGGTGGGCGACTACTGCGACATCGAGGGCTTTGGACGCTTTGAGCTTGTTGACCCATACTCGCCTACGTTCAACGCGAAATCGGGCGGCTATGACTACGAGCTTCGCTTGGATGCGTACTACTGGAAGTGGAAAAACAAAAAGTGTAAGTACGTACCCGAAAGTGCAGCGACGGAAACAAGCTTCTCGCTTACCGCTGCTATCAGCGTGCATATACAAGTCGCTTTGCGCTGCATCAACCAACTTGGTACTGTCAGCAGCAGCTACAAGTACAACGGCACGACGGACTATGTCTACAGCCTTGCGCACTTCACGGGCGACGTGAATGCAGCAAAGCTGATAACGTATGACAACACAAATATCATCGACGCACTTACAGCCATTGCGGAAGCGTTTGAATGTGAGTGGTGGGTTACGGATAACTGCATAAACTTTGGACGCTGCGAGCTTGGAACGGATGAACAGACTTTTGAGCTGGGCGACAACGTGGCAACAATGTCAAGCTCGCAAAGCAGCGGGGAGTATGCGACGCGTGTGTATGCTTTCGGCTCTGACCGCAACCTGCCTACTGACTACCGTAAGGACACGTCAGCGGACATTACCCGAAACGGTGTCATACAGAAACGCTTGATGCTGCCGCTGCTTAACAACCAAGGACAGCCCCTTTGTCCTCATGGCTATGTGCAGGCAGCAAACGTGGAGAACGAGGAACAGGCGGTAGAAACGGTTATCGTCTTTGACGACGTTTACCCACGGACGCAATGTGTTGTAGGTGTCGTGACAACGTATGACAAGCCCGTCGTTGACGAGGACGGCAAGGAAACGGGCGAGGTGCAGACGTTCTACCGCGTGACTGACAAGAGCGGCTTCAATTTCAGCACGGACTTGATACTTGAAGGGCATACGCTCCACATACAGTTTACCAGCGGGCGCATGAACGGCTTGGACTTTGAATGTCAGTACAGCGACAAGGATAAGTACTACGAGATAGTTGCCAACGAGGACTACGGGCGCTTGCTGCCCGACAGCCTTATTTGCCCTGCACCCGACGACGAGTTTGTGCTGTACGGCTGGGACGCTTCCAAGATGGCAAGCACGGGTATCATACAGAATGCCGAAATGGAGCTGTACGACAAAGCTGTGCAGTGGCTTGAAAAGACGCGCATAGACCCAAACACGTACAACTGCACGCTTTTCAGCGACTGGGTAGCGGACAACGTTACGGCACGCACGTTTGACTTGGGCAAGAAAATCAAGCTCGTCAACACGCAGTATTTCCCGCAAGGCAGGAGCAGCCGCGTAATCGGCTACGAGCTGAAGCTGGACTACACGTATGACAGCGCACAGTATATCGTGGGCGAAAACGCGGAATACTCGCGTCTTAGCAACGTGGAAAAGCAGGTGCAGCAGCTAACCGTCAACGGAGTAAGCTACATTGGCGGCAACAGCAGCGGCGGGAGCAGCGTGTACGTGATAGCTGTTGGCGACAGCACGCCAGCAAGCGACAGCAACGTGTTTTCTGCACGCAGGCAGCTTGCGCAGTTCCTACGCAAGGACGTTTCGGACATTGCACGCGGACGCATCACGTTTGAGCAGCAGTCGCAGCACAACGAGGGCTTGCAGCTGGGACAGGCTTTTGTGCCTGGACTACTTGGTATTGGCGGTAAGCTTGACGGCAGAGGACACGCAGAGCTACGCTCGCTCACGCTGTGGGAATGGCTGGAAGTGCCCGAACTGCGTTTCAACAAGGTCAGCATCTACATAGGCATCCGCTTTGACACGTTTGGCGGTGGCATTATCGAGACTGTCACGCCCGACAGCACGGGTGCAGAGACGGGCAGCGGCACGCTTAAGCTGGACGATGGCGAGATAGGAGCTATTGCAGTGGGCGACCTTTGCATGGGCATTTGGCACGACCAAAGTGGCAACGCAAACGCAAACAGCGACGACAACATAGGTAACTTCACGTTTGCAGGCTTTAAGACTGTGTACTTCCAAATAACGGGTGTCAGCGGAGCGCATAACGAAAACTTTACGTATGTGCTACGCAGTACGCTTGAAGGCGGTAACGGCTTCCACCCGTTTGAGGGTATGCACTTTGCAGGTCGCGGCAACATCGAGAATACGGAACGGCAGGCTTTCAAGTACTCCACGACGGAATACTCGCTTTCGCTTACGGGCGTGAGCACGTGGGAGTTCCAGCCGTCGAACTACTACGAGATACACGGACACTTGGAAGGCTTCTCCATGCCTGCAATAGACAGCAGCGGACGGCCATACACAAAGGTTTTCCACGGCTACGGACAAGTGTTCGGAAATGCCTATATCTTTGGGCAGATAGACCAGTTTGAGCGTATCGCTTTCCGCTGCTTCACAGAGCAGTCGCTTGGCGGCTCGCTTGCACCGGGCGAAACAGAGGACGTTGCCGTGACTATCCTTAACGGCTACGGGGAGGACGTGACGGAGCAGTTTACGCACTATGCCGTCACGCGCAACAGCGGCGACGCTGCAAGTGACGCTGTTTGGAACGCTTCGCATACAAGCGTTACCAATCCGTTCCAGATAAGCTTCAACGACCTTGGCATTGACGGCATCCACAAGCTCGTCTCAACTTTCTATGTCTTGGCAACAAACGAAGCGACAGGAGCGACAGCACGCGCAACAGCAGATTATTTCAGCTAAAGAACAAAACAACATTTCTATATGAACGAGAATACATTTACATCACAAAGGACGCATACGCGAGTGAAGTTTCAGCCGCTTACTACAAGCTGTCACTTGGTATGCCTTACCCCGATGTCGCCAGCAGCACAGACAGTGAACTCGCTCGTTTCCCCACCCGAATACGAGCCCGACCGCACAGCAACGCCTACGATGATACTGCCCGAAGTACGTGCCAACGATCCTGACGGCGTATTCCATCGCGGCGCTGCAAACGAATTTCTGTCTATCAACGCAGGCGACTTGCAGTGGTTTGTGGACGGCGAGCCTATTGCGGACGTGTGGACTGCTGGCACGGACTACGAGATTGACACAAGTGCGAGCGACACGCGCGGCATGCTGCGAGTGAAGAAAAACCTGCCTGCAAGCGCAAAGGCTGTGCTTACTTTCAAGGGCAAGTTCCTTGATTGGCGCACGGGCATTCCGTACAACGTGGAGAGCGACGAAATAGCGTTGTCCTGCACTGACAGAGGCTCTGACGTTTTGAGCTGCTGCGTTGACAAGCCAAACATTACGTATGACCCATTCTATGACTTGCTGCTGCTGTACGACTACAAGGTAGCGCGTGGAATAGCCGTGCAGGGCACACGCGCCGACTATGTGGACGGCAAATGCTACGAGCAAAGCGTGAACGTGCTGCTTACAAGCGGCACAGTAGAGCTTACGGCATTGCCAAGCGGTACTACTATGCGCGTCGTGCGTTTGGGCAGCAGCGCGGCATTAACGCCCAACAGCGAAGCAGCTCCCGAGCTGCTTGCCGCTACCTATCCGCTTGTCAAGTTCGACATGCGCATGATAGCGAAAGGGGAGTACGAAGTGCAGTTCTTACAGAGCGGCAACATCGTAGCACGCTGTACCATTGGCCTGCATACTTCCACAACGATGCCCACGGGCGGCAAGCCGCTACGCGGAGCAGACATCACGCCTGCAATGAAGGTGTACCAAAACCAAGTGCTGCTCAACACGGGCGACAATGTTGTTGACTACCCAGAGCTGTACTACCTCATACAGTGGTACACGCAGGCAAAGTACAACGACAACGGAGTTTGGAAGTATGCTGCTGAAAAGATATGGCAGCGCGGCGAGAATATCCTT